CCGGTGCATCAAACTGACCCGGCAGACGACGTACCGATTGATGCGCTGATCTTGTACGTAAGGACAATTGAAATGGCTCTCTCTACCACCCAAAGCATTTGGCGTTCGGGCGGCGGCGATCAGACTCGCACCGCTTACTGTGGTTCCGGCGTTATGGCCGCTCAGTTCTACATTGCTAACGCTGCCGCAGCTACTCCCACCAACGTTGCCGTATCTTCCGCAGCTGGCGCTCCTGCGCTGATTCTCCCCGCTGGCGCGGTGGTTCTCTCTGTTGCCATCAATGACGCAGGCGCTGGTTCTGTCGATCTGGGCACGCGTGGTTACACCAGCGGTACTGTGACTGGTGCAGCTATTGCAAACAACCTGTCGGTTGCTGCAACTGGTGTTGTTACCGCCGGCCTGACGCTTGCCGCCACGTCTGAAATGGCTTACGTCACCGTGACGATTGACACCTCTGGCGCTGGCACTGTTGGCGGCTACATCACGTACTTCGTTGCAGATCCTCTGGTCGGCCAGCAGAACGTCTAATTAGGAGCCAATCATGGCAATCCAATTTGACGTAAAGAGCACGCCAATCTCCGTTAGCGGTGATGTCTATGCTGGCCCTACTCGATTGAAGGGGATCACGATCTCCTTTGCGTCGGGGGGCACCGTCGCTATCAAAGATGGTGGTTCTGGTGGAACCACTGTTTGGTCTTTCACTGCCCCCGCAGTTGCCGGGGTGTTGAATGTGCCATTCCCAGGTGACGGCATTAGGTGCAATACATCCATGTACTGCGCTGTGTCTAACGCTACTGCAGCGGTTGTGTATGGCTAAGTCGCCCGCATGGCAACGCAAGGAAGGCAAGAACCCCAAAGGCGGCTTGAACGCCAAGGGGCGAGCCTCTGCCAAAAAGCAGGGGATGAACCTCAAGCCTCCGCAGCCAGAGGGCGGCAAACGCCGAGACTCTTTTTGCGCCCGTATGGAGGGCATGAAGAAGAAGCTCACGAGCGCCAAGACTGCCAAAGACCCGAACAGTCGTATCAATAAATCTTTGCGAGCATGGAATTGCTAACATGGAGATGATGCTGTGGAACGTCTTGCTGACTACATTCATCGGGTTACTCAGTTGGAATCTGAGGGAAAAGTCAGCCGAGTTGCAACGAATCCAGATCCTGCTCAACAGGACCAGGGAGGAGATTGCGCGCGACAATGTGACACAGGCGGAGATAGACAAGATAGTCGCCCATATCGACAGTCGGTTCGACAAGCTGAACGACAAGATTGACTTGTTTATTCGGGAGCAAAGAAGTGCCCTCAGTTAGCCGTAAGCAGCACAACTTCATGGAGGCCGTGGCGCATAGCCCGGCTTTTGCGAAGAAGGTCGGGGTTCCTCAATCTGTTGGCAAAGAGTTTTCTGAAGCTGACAAAGGTAAAAAGTTTCGTTCCGGCGGCAACGCTGGTATCAATCTGCCGAAGACTCACCATGGGAAATCGGCTCTTTTCTCAAAAGGTGGTGATATGAAAGAATCTAAGGCAATGATGAAAAAAGAAGTTGGCTTTATGAAAGCCAAGGGCGCTCCCAAGTCTATGGTCAAGCACGAGATGGCCGAGATGAAGGGCATGAAAAAGGGTGGCTCTGTTAAGCCTTCTGCCATGGGCAAGGTCAAGACTGCAGCCCCCAGCCGCGACGGCGTTGCCATCAAGGGCAAGACCAAGGGCACGATGATCAAGATGTCCAAGGGCGGCAAAGCCTGCTAATTCAAGGAGGCCATCATGGCTGAAGGAAACATGGTTCCAGACAGGGCTCTTGGGGGAGGCATCCCGTCCCTTCCCGCCCGGGCTAAAAGATCTGCTGGCGCAGGTCGTGGCTTTGTAAATCCCCAACGCACGGATCAGTCTGATGAGGACTACGTTACGCCCAAGCAGCGTTACGACATGGAGCGTGACATCATGGATGCTCGAGAAGCTGCTGCTGCCGAGAAGGCGTACAACAAAGCTACCGGCATGAAAAAGGGTGGCTCTGTTTCTTCTGCTTCTAAGCGCGCTGACGGTATTGCCATAAAGGGCAAAACCCGTGGCACGATCATCGCCATGTGCGGTGGTGGGATGTACAAGAAATGATGGCCAGTCGCGGCATGGGCGCCATAATGCCCAGCAAGATGCCCAGCGGTAAGCGCAAGGCTCGCCGCGACGACACGGATTTTACCCAGTACGCCGAGGGCGGAAAGGTAAAGTCAAAGGTTAATGAGGCCGGCAACTACACCAAGCCTGGTATGCGCAAGTCGCTGTTTGAGTCCATCAAGTCTCGAGCTGTGCAGGGTACTGGTGCTGGTCAGTGGTCGGCGCGCAAAGCGCAGTTGTTGGCAAAGCAGTACAAGGCAAAAGGCGGGGGCTACAAGTGAAAAGTCCGCAGCAGTCGCTCAAAGACTGGGGAGCCCAGAAATGGCGCACCAAGTCTGGAAAGCCGTCGTCAAAGACGGGTGAGCGATACTTGCCAGAGGCGGCTATCAAGTCCTTGACCTCTGCAGAGTATGCTGCCACAACCCGTGCAAAGCGGGCCGGCAAAAAAGCAGGCAAGCAGTTTGTGGCTCAACCCAAAGGTATTGCTCAGAAGACCGCGAGGTACAGATAATGGGCGTTTTTAATGATCTTGCAAATACCGCCAACGCTGCCGTAAACACGGTAGGCAACATCATTCAGGATCCTGGCGCGGCCATCAACACGGCAGGAAATGCGCTGGGTAATGCGTTGAATGATCCAGACGGAACTCTCAAAGGGGTTGCGCGTTACATTGGTGATAACCCTGAGAGAGCGGCTATGACGGCGGCCATGATGATGATGAAAAAAGGCGGCAAGGTACGCTCTTCAAAGCCCAAGCAGTCTTCTGCATCCAAGCGTGGCGATGGCATTGCGCAGCGAGGCAAGACTCGCGGAAAGATGGTCTAAATGGCAACCACCTCCGGTTTATCCGCATTTAACCTTGACCTCAACGAACTGATTGAGGATGCATTTGAGCGCTGCGGCTCAGAGATGCGTACGGGCTACAACTTCCGTACAGCTCGCCGCTCGCTGAACATGCTCACGATTGAGTGGGCAAACCGGGGTATTAACCTGTGGACCATCGAGCAGCAGCAGATTGTCCTCAATACCAATCAGTACCAATACCTGATCCCGAACGACACAATCGACGTTCTGGACATGGTGACCCGTATTAACAACGGCACCTCCGGCCAGTCAGACGTGACCATTTCGCGCATATCTGAGCCCACATGGACGGCCATCCCCAACAAGTACGCCCAAGGCCGCCCGGTCCAGGCTTGGATTAACCGCCAGACGGGGCAAGTAAACGCCACGTCGGCCACCTTGAACGGCAATATCCAAGCGGCTGATACCACGATCACGGTCAATAACGCATCAGCTTTGACTACGTCCGGGTTCATCAATATCGACAACGAGACGATTGCCTACCAAAACATTGTGGGCAACCAGCTGCAGAACTGTTTCCGCGGGCAGAACGGCACAACCGCCGCTTCTCACTCAAACAACGCCGCAATTAAGGCTAACAACCTGTCGTCGATCAACGTCTATCCGGCCCCGTCCGCCCCTGGCGACCAGTACACGCTGGTCTACTACCGGATGCGCCGTATGCAGGACGCTGGCAGTGGCGTAAACGTGCAGGACATCCCGTTCCGTCTAATCCCCTGTATGGTGGCCGGCTTGGCTTTTTACCTGTCCCAGAAGCTGCCGGAAGCGTTGCCACGGATGCCGATGCTCAAGCAGGAATATGAGGAGCAGTGGATGCTCGCCTCGACCGAGGACCGCGACAAGGCGCCGGACCGTTACGTGCCGAGGAACATGTTCTATGCCTAATCGGTTTGCGTCAGCCAAATACGCAATTGCAGAGTGTGACCGCTGTGCCCAGCGGTACATGCTGAAAGAGCTGCGTAAGCTGACAATCAAGACCCGCCAGGTCAGTATCAAGGTTTGCCCGGAGTGCTGGGAAGAAGACCAGCCGCAGCTGCAGATTGGTATGTACCCGGTCAATGACCCGCAGGCTGTGCGGGAGCCGCGCCCGGATTTGAGCTATTACCTGTCCGGTTCTAGCGGTTTGCAGACCAATGACACTGGCGGAACGGGCACCGACGGGTTTGGTACGCCGGAGGCCGGCAGCCGGATCATCCAATGGGGTTGGAATCCGGTGGGTGGCTCGAGGGCAAATGATGATGGATTAACCCCCAATTATTTGGCATTGACCATACAATTGGGTACAGTAACGGTAGCAACGACGTAAGGAGTCGGACATGGACAAAAAAGAGGTCAAGGCAATTGCCGACAAAGAGGTAAAAGCCCATGAAAAACGCATGCACGCCAAGGGCATGAAAAAGGGCGGCGTTACTTCCATGGACATGAAAAAATATGGTCGCAACATGGCTCGTGCCATGAACCAGCGCGGCTCTTCCCGCGGAGGTTGATATGGCCAAGAATGATTTTGCACCGGTGATGAAGGCCGAGAAGTATCCTTTGGGTCACGCCAAGGAGAACAAGGACGCCAGCGCGTACACCGGCTTTAAGTATCCTCCTGGTGGTGGCAACGACATTGGCGTGTACAAGCAGCCGATGGAGAACATGCACAAGGCAGCGCCTGACGTTGTGTCCAAGCGCGGCAACGGCGTCAACGAGAACAACATGTCTGTTGGCGGCGTGAGCAAAGGCAACTACGGTGCTGATAACAAGCATGGCGAGAAAACCATGCGTGGTTACGGCGCGGCCACCAAAGGCATTAAGACTCGCGGTCCGATGGCTTGACATGAACTACAGCGAACTCGTTTCTGCTATTCAGGCGTATACGGAAAACGCGTTTCCCGATACGTATCTGTCCAATGGGACGGTGATTGGGCCCAATGCTCAGATCAACCGTTTCATTGAGCAGGCCGAGCAGCGCATCTACAACACAGTTCAGTTTCCGTCTCTGCGCAAAAACATGACCGGTCACTTGACTGCGTCAAATCCTTACTTGTCTGCGCCCGACGATTATCTTTCCACGTACTCACTGGCCGTCATTGTTAACGGCGAGTACAAGTACCTTCTCAACAAAGACGTTAACTTCATTCGACAGTCTTATCCAAATCCGAGCTTGGATGTTGGAGCACCTGAGTACTATGCGTTATTTGGCCCCACTGTATCTGGTAGCACTATTACTAACGAGCTGTCCTTTATTGTTGGACCAACGCCTGATCAAAACTACGACGTTGAGCTGCACTTCTACTACTACCCCCAATCTATTGTGCAGTCCTCTATTAACGCGCTAGGCGTTATTGTTGGCGGATCTGGTTACACGAATGGTAAGTACTACGGCGTGCCGCTCACGGGCGGTACTGGCCAAGGCGCGGTGGCAGACATTGTTGTCACGGGCGGTGCAGTGGATGAGATCTTCATCAAGAACGCCGGATGCTTGTATACGGTTGCTGACAATCTTTCCGCGGATGCAACGTACCTTGGCGGCACTGCAACGGTAGATTTCTCTGTACCCATCACGCAGGTCAACAATGCTCAAGGCACGTCTTGGATTGGCGATAACTTTGACACCGTGCTGCTGTACGGCTGTCTGGTTGAGGCCTACACCTTTATGAAGGGTGAGGCGGACCTGATTGCTCTGTACGACGGCAAGTACAAGGAAGCCATGGCCATGGCCTCTCGTCTGGGTGACGGCCTCGAGCGCAGCGATGCTTACCGCAGTGGTCAGTATCGTCAGGCACCGTTGCCACAGAATAGCGGAGTCCGTTAATGGCTTTTACTGGCAACTACGTCTGCAACGTGTTTAAGACTGGCGTGCTGGATGGCACGTACGACTTTGGTTCTGACACGTTCAAGATTGCCTTGTATACCAATGCAGCAACGTTAAACGCAGACACGACTGCTTATACGACTGATGGTGAAGCTTCTGGTGGAAACTATGTTGCCGGCGGTGCTACGCTGGTAGTTAACCAAGTGCCTACGGTTGGCGCGCAGAATGGCCCCAATGCAGTGGCCTACATTTCATTTGCAAATGCAACGTGGACTGGATCAATCACCGCCAGAGGCGCTTTGATCTACAAGTCTGGTGGTGGAAATCCTGCTGTTTGTGTGCTGGATTTTGGGTCCACAAAAACGTCTAACAGTTCTTTTGTTGTTGAATTTCCCGCGCCTACTAACACGTCGGCAATCATTCGCTTGGTCTAAAGGAGAAGACATGGCACTGGTACAAACCACCAAAGGTTACATGGACGAGAACCTGCTTGAAAAGCGTGAGGGTTCCGTCGATAATGAGAACGAGTTCACACGCTGGATTGAGTTCTGGCTGGACGGCGAGTTGGTGCACCGCTCGGTGCATGTGGAATTGAAGAAAAACGTGCTGGCCGACGGAATGGCCGCAATGCTCGGTTGAAAGGACTGAAAAATGGCAAATACCCAGGCAATGTGCACTTCGTTCAAGACGGAGCTGCTAACAGCAACGCACAACTTTGGCACCGCTCCCACCCGTGGATCCGGTACGGCTGACACCTTTTACGGTGCTCTGTACCTGACTTCTGCCACTTTGGGCGCAGGCACCACGGCTTACACCACCTCTGGTGAAGTGTCCGGTCCCGGCTACTCTGCCGGTGGTATTGCGGTCACCAACGCTACGCCCCCGACCTCTTCGGGCACCACCGCTTACTGGACCCCGTCCGCAAGCCTGGTGTACACCGGCGTTACCTTGACCACGGCTTTTGACACTGTTCTGATCTATAACCAGACCCAGAGCAACAAGGCTGTTTCGGTTCACACCTTCGGTTCGCAAACGATTACGGCTGGCACCTTCACCTTGACGATGCCTGCCAACACGAATACGACCGCGCTTATCCGTCTGGCGTAAGCCGTCCCCGGTTTAGGGGAGGGCCATGCTGGGTATAGCCCCATTTGCAGCAGCGCCGTTCGCATCTCTTGCGGGCGGCGATAAAACTGTTGCGCTCACAGGAATTGCAGCTTCTGGGGCTGTAGGCAGTATTACGTCTGTAGCAGCCGACGTTGAGCCTTCCGGCGTCTACGCAGACGCCTTTGTCGGGGGAGTTGCTCCCGAGCTGTCTATCGATCTCTCTGGCGTTGAAGCCACGGGCGAGGTCGGAGACGTTTCATACTCTCAAGAAATTTCAGGCGTCGAGGCTACCGGCGAGGTTGGCAACGTTGCCATTGAACCCGCCTATGAGCTGACGGGTGTTGAGGCAACCGGCGCTGTTACCCAGACGTTCCCTGAGACTGAAGTTGCCATTACCGGGGTTGAGGCCGTTGGTGAGGTTGGGGGTGTTGAGGCCACGCAAGTACTCGACGGAGTTGAAGCCACAGGCGAGGTAGGCGACCTGGCGTTGGGCGACCGTGAGATCGAAATCTCCGGCGTTGAGGCTACGGTTGAGCAAGGCGAGATGATCGCCACCCAAGTTCTGGACGGCGTGGAGCTGACCGGCGAGGTTGGCGACCTTGGCATCGGTGACCGAGAGATTGAGCTGACCGGTGTTGAGGCCACGGGTGAAGTTGGGGACATCTCCTACGCGCAGGGTCTTCAGCCAGACGTGGTTTTTGGGCAGGTTGGTGCGGTCCTGTCTGAGATCGAGGTGGCCATCAATGGCAACGTTGCCATTGGCGCCGTCGGAGACTTGATCCCGGGCTTCCAAATTGACGGTGTTTTTGCCACAGGTGAGGCTGGCAGTGTTGCCTTGGGCGACCGTGAGATTGCTATCACGGGCGTTGTCTCTACGGGCGCCGTCGGTACGGTTGTCTACTCTCGCAGCGAGGCAATTACTGGCAACGAGGCTACTGGGTCCGTTGGCACGGTTGAGTTCTCCTACGTTGCAGATGGCCAGGTTGCGTATGGCCAGGTCGGCATTCTGGGCGTTATCCATACCGTAGCCTTGATAGAAGGCTGGGGCGCGTACGGTTGGGGTGTTGAGCCGTGGGGCGGTTCTCCTGGCGCAAGTCAGATTGATACAGCAGTTGGCAACGTTGTTGGCGGCCAGCTGCTTGGCCCGGGCGTGTCCGCCACGGGCGGTGTTGGTAGTGTTACACCGGGTGTTATTCCGTTCCCCGAGGGTGATGTTGCTTACGGGTTTGTGGGCACGGTTGGAAACATCCACGAGGTAGCCCTTTACACCGGCGACGATATTGGCTGGGGTAACGTAACTTGGGGCGGTGACACCAGCAGTTCTGGTTACTATGACGTGGCTTGGGGTGGTGCTCAGAACCACAACCCGGCTGTTGCGTATACGGCAGTTGGGACTATGGTTCCTGTGCCAGAGATACCGCTGGTTGGGGTCGAGGCAACTGGTCAAGTTGGAACGGTTAGTCCGTCCCATACGCTTGATCCGCTGACTGGTGTTGAAGCCACAGGGCAGGTGGGTACAGTTACTGCAAACATTACTGTTGGCCTAACCGGAGTACAAGCCACGGGTGAAGTTGGAACGATGGGAGTTATCCACATCAACGACTTGACCGGGGTGCAGGCGGTGGGTATAGTGGGCAATGTCTGCGTCGGCAATTGGACGATAATTGACACCACCCAGAATGCAAGCTGGGCAGTGATTCAGTCCGCACAAGCGTCCAGTTGGCAGGCTATCCAAAACAGCCAAGATGCCGAGTGGGATCTTGTTGTGACAGAGAAGTGTTGAGGATAAACGATGGCTTTAGTTCTAAAAGACCGGGTCCAAGAAACGACCACGACAACGGGTACAAGCGACTTTACCCTTGGCGGAGCTGTCCTCTCCTACCAGGCTTTTTCTGCCATTGGCAACACCAACACCACCTACTACACTGCGTTTGACCCCAATGCTGGGGATTGGGAAGTAGGTATTGGTACGTATTCCACGACCGGTCCGACCCTGACCCGTGACACGATTCTGGCTTCCAGCGCAGGCGGCGCCAAGGTTTCGTTTGGTGCTGGGCAGAAGAACGTATTCTCCACGTACCCAGCTGAGCGCTCGGTTAATCTGAACTCTGCTGGCACGTACATCACCCCGTCTGCGTTTGACACAGTGACGGCCAACACGGCCACATTGACTGCGGGCACTATCAGCACAACGCCGTCCAACAGCACGGACATTGTTAACAAACAGTATGTTGACACAACGGCGGCAGCATCTTTGCACTACCACTCCCCGGTCTATGTGGAGTCGCCAAACACGGCGGGCAACCTAAATGCCACGTATAACCAGCCGGGCGGTCCCGGTGTAGGTGTTGGGGCTACGCTGACCAACGCGGGAACAAAAGCGGCGCTGACTATCGACGGCATCCTGATGACCATCGGTAAGCGGGTCTTGATCTACAACCAGACAAACGGTTTCGAGAACGGTGTGTACACGGTTACCACCGTCGGAACGCCTGATCCGGGTGGCACAAACTGGGTGTTGACCAGAGCAACAGATGCGGATACGTACGCGCCCAGCAGCCCTAACTCTTTGGGGCAGGGCGATGCGTTCTTTGTGACGAACGGAAATACCGGCGCTGGTGAGACGTACGTTTGCAACACGGTGGGTACGATCACGTTCGGAACCACATCAATTGACTTTGTTCAAATCTCCAGCGCTCAGGTGTACAGCGCGGGCACTGGCCTGAGTCTCAGCCCGGCTACTACGTTCAATATCGCCAATACCGGCGTGACGGCCACAACGTACGGCGGCGCATCTCAGATCCCAACTATTACGGTCAACGCGCAAGGTCAGATTACCAGCGCATCTGATACCACGGTGTCGGTTGACTTGGCCACACAGGTCACGGGCAATTTGCCGGTTACCAACCTTAACAGTGGTACGAGCGCATCGGCGTCTACTTTCTGGCGCGGTGACGGTACATGGGCTGCGGGTGTTTCTGGTCCTACAGGTCCGACTGGCCCGACGGGTCCCACCGGTCCGGCAGGGGCTCCTGGCCCCACTGGCCCCACTGGTGCTCCTGGTCCCACTGGCCCAACAGGTCCGACTGGCCCCACGGGCCCAACAGGTCCGACCGGGCCTGCTGGTTCTACTATCCGCACGGTAACGGACTTTACTGCCACCGCAGGGCAAACCACATTTACGGTTTCTTATACGGTGGGGTATCTGGACGTGTTCCGCAACGGCGTGAAGCTGGCATCGGCGGATGTGACGGCAACAAACGGGACAACGTTTACGATCCCTGCATGTACCTCTGGCGATGTTGTCCAGGCGGTTGCATATCAAGCATTGGGCATAGCAAACACAGTAACCCCCGGCAAGAGCATTGCGCTGGCAATGATCTTTGGCTATTAAAGCGAGACACACATGGCAAACCCAAATATTGTCAACGTATCGGCCATTTACGGCACAACGACATACTTCACGCCTAGCGGCACAACTGCTGTTGTGTTGCTGCCAAACGCCGCGTCTTCAGGCAAGGTGTTCAAGATCAACCAGATCGTGGCAGCCAACGTCACGGGAACCGCTTGCAACGCAACAGTTGCCATCTATACCAACGGCGCGGTAGCTCAAGGATCAGCCCCGGCAGGCGGGACGTCGTACCCAGTCCTGTACCAAGTTTCCGTTCCTGGCAATGCGTCGATGGTTTGCGTGGACAAGTCGACGGCCATCTATCTGATGGAGGGGACTTCCATAACCGTTACGTCGGCAGTGGGTTCGTCGTTGACGTTTAGCATCTCCTACGAGGACATTTCCTAATGACGGCATATCTTGGTCGAGTGGTGCGCGCCGTTCTTCCAACGGTGTCCGCTTCAAGTGCTGGCGGGTTCTGGAACCCCGTCATGGCGCAGTATTACCAGCAGGCGGGAACTTGGCCATCTGGATCTGGCGCGGACCCGTATTTTCAAAATAACACGTTGCTGCTAAGTGGCGACGGAACCAACGGCGCCCAGAACAACACATTCCTGGACAGCAGCACCAACAACTTTACGGTTACCCGTAACGGCAACACGACGCAGGGATCGTTCAGCCCATACGTTGGCCCGGGTAACTGGAGCAATTATTTTGATGGTTCTGGTGATTATCTGACTGTTGCATCTATTGGAACAATTACAGGCGATTTTACGTATGAGTGCTGGATATACCCAACAAGCACCGCAGCATTGTTTCTTCCAGCTCAATTTGGAAGTGAAACAACAGGACGTTTTTATGCGGCAATAAACACGTCTCGTACAATTAACCTTGAATATTTTGGCGTTGGTACTATTACGTTGTCCAACGCCACAGTAACAGCCAATACATGGAACCATTTCGCCATAACGCGATCTGGATCAACCATGTACGGCTTTATTAACGGTGCGTTGGCCGGAAGTACAACTTCTATCACCGGCACGATAGGCAATGCCGGATCAACATTTATAGGGGCATCTAGTGCCGGAACTGCACCAATTACTGGTTTTATTTCAAACTTCCGTGTAATTGCAGGAACCGCACTTTACACAGCTGCATTTACGCCGCCAACAACCCCGCTTCTCGCGACAACACAAACAAGGCTGCTGACCTGCAACAACAACGGCTTTATTGATCAAGGCGCCGGAAACTATACTATCACCCGCAACGGTGATACATCGGTCTCCAAGTTCTCCCCGTTTACGCTCTATCAAACGGTTCCGGCAAGCTATTCCGGATACTTTGATGGTACAGGTGATTATTTGAGCTTGTCAACAGCCACCGCATTTGGTGTTGGAACGGGGGACTTTACTATTGAGTACTGGGCTTTCTACAAAACCTTTGCAAGCTCACCAATTGGTTTTGATACTCGATCAACCAGCGGAGACATCACGCCGTCTGACTATGTGACAACGGGCGGCAACTTGGTGTTTTACTACAACAGTGCAAACCTGCTGACATCAACCAACGCGGCCGTGTTAGGCAGGTGGAATCATATTGCGTGGGTTCGCTCTGGAACTACACTGACCTCGTATATTAACGGGGTAGCGAGCGGCTCAGTTACTTCTTCTGCCAACTTTGGAACAACGCAGCCGCTTAGAATTGCCGGGAACATTACTGCGGCAAACTTTCTTAACGGAAGCATATCCAATTTCCGTTTTGTCAAAGGCACGGCAGTCTATACCACAGGCTTTACACCGCCAATTGCGCCTTTGACTGCAATATCAGGGACTTCGTTGCTTACCTGTCAATCAACCACGTTTATTGACAACAGCACAAACGCGTTCACCATCACGGCGAACGGCAACGCAACACCCCGACGCGCAAACCCGTTCACCGACACGGTAACTGGCCCCACGCCATATTCAACGACCACCTACGGCGGGTCTGCATACTTTGATGGCACGGGGGATTATCTAGTAGGCCCTGCTTCAAATACCAATCTATACCCAGGCGCAGGTGATTTTACAATTGAATTTTGGAACTATCTGCCGGCAAACCCAACGACAGGATATTACACGGTGTTTGGCTATGGTTCTGCCACGCCAAATTTGTTGTTTTTTTATACAGCAGCAACATCGAAGATAGAAATTTTTAATAACGCAACTGTAAAATTAAATCCATCTTGGCCTGCCGCCGGGCAATGGAATCATTTTGCATTGGTTCGTAGTGGCACAACATTGTCTCTTTATATCAATGGGGCTTTTTCTCAATCAACAACAGAGTCATCTAACTTTGTGGGAACTTTATACATTGGCGCTGACTTCAATGCCACAAGAAATTTGGTTGGGTATATTGCCAATTTCCGTCTAGTCAAGGGCACGGCAGTCTACACCGGCCCCTTCGTGCCACCCGCCGCCCCTGTAACCGCAATTACCAATACTCAGTTGTTGGTCAACGCAACCAACGCGGGCATCTTTGACAACACGACGATCAACGACTTGGAGACGGTTGGAAACGCGCAGGTCAGCACCAGCATCGTCAAGTACGGCACGGGGTCTGTCTATTTGGACGGCACGGGTGACTGGCTTGTTTTGCCAAAGACCAGCACGTTCTCGATTCCGGCAGCCAGCAACTTCACGGTTGAGACTTGGCTGTATCTGGCTGTCGCGCAGAACAGTTCTGTTTACAAAATGATTGTCAGCGATGATGCGTCAACATCGTCAAAGTACGTGTCGCTAACCTCTTCAGGCCTTGAGGTTCAGTTGGGTGGATCGGCTTCAACGGCGGCACTGGCAACGTATGCGTTCAGCATCAACACTTGGTACCACCTGGCGGTTGTGCGTAACAGCAACACAATTGCAATCTATGTAAACGGTACCGCACTGACTGTCACGCAAAGCAGCCAGGCCAACTCGTTTCTTGACCAAGGCTCGTTTATATACGTTGGTCGGTACGGCGGCACAAACACGTACGCGTGGAACGGTTACCTTGATGACCTGCGCATCACTAAAGGCGTGGCCCGATATACCGCCAACTTCACGCCGCCGGGCGGCGCTTTCCCGACTTTCTGAGGTAGACCATGCTAGTAGCTGAAGTAATTGACGGAGTTGTGACCAAGGTGGCCGATTGCCGGGAGCTGTGCGAGTGGTATCCCCCAACGGACGAGCAGCTGCGTGACCGCAATTTGGTTCGCGTAAACCTGTTCCGAGAGTATGATAGCGAGACGCAGCGCCTTGTGCCCTGCGATCCCGTGCTGGAGGGTGACTGGGTGTACATGGTCGCCGTGGAGGACATTGAATGACAAACGCTACAAACCTGGCAACCACCGGAGCTTTGGTCAACAGTTCAGGCCAGGTTCCTTTGGCGACGGGCGTTGCAGGCAATTTGCCGGTTACCAACCTTAACAGCGGTACGGGCGCTTCGTCCACTACGTTCTGGCGTGGTGATGGGACTTGGGCTACTGGCGTATCCGGCCCGACCGGACCAACGGGACCTACCGGCCCCACGGGTCTTGGCTACACCGCCATGACATCGACGTCATCGGTGGCTATTGCCACGGGCTCCAAGACGTTTACAACCGATTTGGCATCTACGGCTACGGCATTTGCCGTTGGTCAGTACATCCGTATTTTCAGTACGGCATCGGTTTCCAACTACATGGAAGGCAACATCACGGCGTTTAGCAGCACCACGCTGACTGTGAACGTGACGCTGACTGGCGGTTCCGGTACGTTTGCTTCGTGGGCCATTACTTCTACAGGAGCGCAAGGCGCTACTGGACCTACCGGGCCTACCGGGCCTACTGGTCCTACGGGTGCCACCGGCCCCACGGGTTCTCCTGGACCTACAGGCCCCACGGGGCCTACCGGCGGCCCTGGTCCCACGGGACCTACCGGCCCCACTGGCCCAACAGGACCATCCGGCGCGTCTATTTTAGGCACAACCAATACTTGGACGGGCCTAAATTATTTTCAGTCTAACCTTGGGCCAACCTCTGGAAGTTTGAGCAACCCTCCGTTGCAGGCCTATTCCACAGGAAATAATTCGGCATTTATGTCGTTCCACAAAGGTGGGTACTATGCCATCAACATGGGTCTGGATTCGGACAACGTGTTTAGGATTGGCGGATGGTCAGCCAGTGCAAACCGCCTTCAGATGGATATGTCTGGCAACTTAACCATGGCCGGAGTTGTTACCTCTAGCGGTAACACCGGTTTCCGTAATGATGTTTACTACGTAAGCACAAGAAACCCAATTTGGTGTTTTGGTAACGCAACTGCGTATGGTCTGAGTTATTTTCAGGGAAGTTCGGGACTTGCAGGCATAGATACTATTGGGCTTCATCCAAACGGCACTGCAACAGGAAGTGGATCAGTTCTTGCTGTTACGAGTGCTTATACCCAGTCTTTGGGCAGTTTGAGAGCACCTCTTTTCTACGACAGCGACAACACCGGATATTACGTAGACCCGGCAAGTGGTTCTAATCTTAACGGTACGCTGACAAATAATGGCGGCGCTTCCATGACGGGTGGTTGGAACCGCAATTTATATCTTGCGTCCACATTTCCAGTTATTGTATTTGGTTCCAACGGCACTAAGTTTTCTGGTATTGGGGTAGATTATTCTGTCGCCGCCTCTGGGTTTTATTTTTGGGTAAACGGGTCTAGTGCAGACATATCAGGTACTGGAACCGTAGCGTTATCCATAAATACGGGAAATTATGTACAGGCTTATGGAAGTTTTAGAGCACCCATTTTCTACGACAGTGATAACACCGGGTACTATGTTGATCCAAATAGCACCTCATATGTTTACTATCTCCAGTCCGCAACTTCTGTGCGGTCTGATTCTGACGAGCGCGTCAAAGACAACATTGAACCAATCCGCAACGCGCTGGAAAAGGTTAAGCAACTTGCCGGTTGTACCTACACCCGCACGGACCTGGAAGATAAAACCAAACGCCACATGGGTATGTTGGCGCAAGATGTTTTGCCAATCGTTCCAGAGGTTGTCGGCGGTAGCGAGGAAACTCGGTACAGTATTGCCTACGGTGAAATGTCGGCGCTGTTGGTTGAGGCCATCAAGGAAATTGATGAGCGGTTGACTGCGCTGGAAGCAAAAGTAAATAAGGAGTAAAAATGGCTGTCACTTATACATGGGCAGTAACCGGCATGAAGGTCTTAGTCTCTGCTGGACCGCTATCAAATTATGTCGTCAACGTGCAGTGGACTAAAACAGGCACTGACGAGAATGGGAACACCGGCACTTTTGCTGGCGCAACACCGTTCCAGCCCGATCCTGCGCAGCCAGATTTCGTGCCGTTTGACCAACTGACCGAGGCCATTGTGTTGAGCTGGGTCCAACCAGTCGTCACCGGCATGTACGAAGAGCATGTCAACGCGCAGATTGCCAAACAGATTGCGGACAAAATCGATCCGATAACAGACGTAACGCCGCCGTGGGCTCCGCCGCAACCAACCCCAACACCCCCCGCCCCATGAGTCATCTCCCAATCTGGTACATGGGCACTGTCCCTGCCGACATCTGCGACAAGGCGGTGGAGGAGTTTTCTTCCCTGCCAAGCAAAGATGCCACCATGGGTAGCAACGGGGAGGTCCAAGACCATATCCACCGCAACACTACCGTTTACTTTGCGGACTCCAACCATTGGCTGGAGATCTACCTGAAAAACACCGCCTTTGAGGGCAACCAGGTCTGCAAGTGGGATTTTTACGTCTCAGACAACGAGAACATCCAGTTTGCCGAGTACGGGCCGGAGCAGCATTACAACTGGCACGTGGATGTTTTCCCCCTGTCTGGGCTGCCCCTGGACCGCAAGCTGACGGTTGTCTGTCTGCTTAATGATCCTGCCGAATTTGCTGGCGGAGAGTTCCAGATTCGGCTATATTCCGAGTACACCGCACCGCTGGTCAAGGGGTCAGTGATTGCGTTTCCATCGTTTTTGGAGCATCGTGTGGTGCCGGTTACGTCAGGAGTGCGTAAATCGGCAACAATGTGGCTGAGAGGCCCCCGTTTTCGATAAGGACACAACATGTCTACTTACTCTCCTGATCTACGGATCGAGCTGATCGCCAACGGCGCCCAACCGGGAACCTGGGGCACAACGACCAACAACACGTTGTCGTATGTTATTGATCCTGCCATTACGGGTTTCCAGACTGTGTCCGTTACTAGCGCCAATCAGGCGCTTACTTATGTCAGCGGGTCTACGGCAACGGCGTCAGCCAACCAGGCTGTCTACGCTTCGCTGGCATTCACGACTACAACGGCAGCCAGCTTTGCCGTGTACGCACCGCCCAACCCCAAGCAGTACATAATTTGGAACAACAGTTCTTACACGCTGACCATCTACAACAGCTCGGTCATCGGCAACACGACTGCTGCTGGAACCGGGGTGGCTATCCCTGCTAGTAAAAAAGTTCAAGTGTTCAGCGACGGCACTAACTTCTACTCGGTTGACGCCGCAAACCTGACTGGAACCCTGGCTATTGCCAACGGCGGTACGGGTCAAACAACGCAGCAAACAGCAATCAACGCCTTGGCCGGAGCCACAACCTCCGCTCAGTTCCTGCGCGGTAACGGTACAAACGTTGTAATGTCGGCAATTCAAGTTGCGGATGTGCCCACACTAAACCAAAACACCACAGGGTCTGCCGGGTCTGTAGCAAACTCGGTTACGTTCAATTCTTCTGGTGGAGCATCTGCGGGTTCTTCGTTCAACGGATCGGCGGCTCGTACGGTGGACTACGCTACTGTTGGCGCCCCCTCTGCCACAGGTACTGGGGCTTCTGGTACGTGGTCAATCAGCATCAACGGCAACGCAGCAACGGCAACAAGCGCCACATCCGCGACTAACGCGACCAACGCGACCAACGCCACAAATGCAACCAACGCCACTAAACTAGCAACGACCAACTTTACCGTTGAGGAGTCCGGTGGTAATTTGATTTTTAAGTACGGGGCGACAACCATTGCCTCAATGACTTCCGCTGGCGTATTCACCACGTTGAGCAACGTGATCGCTGGCGGCACACCGTAATCAAGGAGATAGAGCATGGCAATCACAGTAAGCGGAACGTCAATTACGTTCAATGATGCGACCGTACAGACTACTGCGGCTACGTCAACTGCAACCTCGTCAGGTGCTACTTTTCAGGCTTTTTACACAAGCGGCACGTTTACTGTCCCAACGGGTATTACAAAAATACAGGTTGCGGTATTTGGTGGTGGTGGCGGTGGTGCAGGGGGGTCTGGCGGGTATGCCGGTACTGGAAGCGCATATATATCCGGTCTTACTCCTGGGGCAACTATTTCAGTTACTGTTGGTAGTGGCGGTAACGGCGGGGTGACTGGTAGTACTTCTGGGGCAACAGGAGGTACGTCTTCTTTTGGTACATATATATCCTGCACTGGAGGTGGCGGGGGCGGCTACATCACCAATGGAGCAGACGGTACTGCTACATTTTCTGGTGTGTCTTTAATTACAGGAAGAAATATTCTCTACAATAGTTTAATTGGTGGTGGAGCAACCGGTAGCCAGGGTACCTCTAACCCTTGTGCTGGTGGTGTTCCTGGCAATGGTGGCGGCGGTGGCGTTGGTGGTGGTGGTGGCGGTGGTGGACAGCCTGGTGGTTACCCGGCAGGCAGTGGTGGTGCTTCATTTGGCCCAGGCTCTACTGGGTCTAACGGGATCGTTGGCGGTGCTGGTGGGGCTGGTGGGGCTGGCGGTGGAAACGGCGGTGCGTCTAATGGTGGAACAGGGGGCGCAGCTGGTGGTAGTGGCGGTGGCGGTGGGGGCGGTGGCGGTGGCGGCGTGTTTGTTATGTATTAAGGAGAAAAAATGAAAAAAGCATTGATTGACCCAGCAACGCAAGTACAAGAGATAACGGGTTGGACGTTAAATCCAGACTCATCCGGTCCTAAATATCTTCCCGTACTGGTCACCATACCCAATTCGGCTCGTGTTGCGGAGGTAATCGACCAAGCGTTTGAGGTTGCCCCGCCGTTGTTTTGGGTGGATTGTGCGGACGATGTTGTCGCGGATCAGTGGTATTACGATACTGCAACGCAGCAAATTATTGTCGTGCCACCTCCTGCTCCCTACCCCGGAACAACCGGGACTCAGACCGTATGAGGCAGATAACCCCGTACCACAATTTTGTGTATGCGGGGGCTGTGTTTAATGTCTATCACGCAGACAAGGGTGATGGGCTTCCAATGCACCAGCACTCTTTCAACCACGCAAATGTGTGCCAGGCAGGTTCCTGTGTTATCCGCGTTAAGGGCAAAGAGATCGTGATGAATGCGGAAACCCAGCCGCTTGACCTTCCCGCCAACATCTTGCACGAGATCGAGGCGCTTGAGGACGGCACGGTGTTTGTGAACATCTTCAAAGAGGGTCTCTACTAATGTGGACCCTGTCACTGCGTTCACGATGGTCTCTGGCGCTATCTCTGGTGTCAGAAAGCTGTGTGCGCTGGTCAAGGAAGCTCAAGCAGCTGGCAAAGAAGTAGCAGACCTGACGAGCCAAGTCACCCACCATGTAGGAAAGGTACTTGAGCACACGCAGACGTTAAAGAAGGCGGAGCTAGAGGTCAAGAAGAACCCACCCAAGGACAAGTCCTTGCAGGTTCTGGCGTTTGAGGAGGTGGCTCGCAAGATGGAGCTGAAGCAGCAGTATGAGCAGCTTCGCAACATGATCATCTACGAGCTAGGATTGCCAGGTGGGTTCTGGGCTGACTTTGAGCAGACGCTGTTCAGGCTGGAGCAAGAACATGAAAGGGATTTAGAACTAGCCGAGCAGATGCAAAGGGAGCTGGAATGGCAACGCAGGGTCAAGCTAGATCAAATGCAAGAGGTGGCCCTGGAGGTGGTAATCGTTCTGGTAATGCTGGCGTATCTGGTCGCTCTAATCTGGTCAGTGATGTTGCACCAGAAGAACCGATTGGGGGTTTGGTTGGTATGACGATCATGGCGTTTCTGTTCGCCATCATGTTGCCGGTGATGATGTTTATGTACATCGACATGCACAAGCTCAGGTTGGAGAACGAGCGGATCACGCAGAAAATCGGCAAGTACCGACAACTGATTGAAAGGTGCGACAGGTGAGCGAGCAGGACAAAACGCTGGGAGTGTTAGATCGCATACTGACGTATGTGGATAGTCCGTTCAAGCTCATCGCCCTCTTGGTCATGTTCGTCTTTGGGTTCTGCGCTTGGTTTGTTTACAGCAACCAAGAGCTGCTGGTTGGGGCCTACAAAGAAAGCCAGAAGCTACCCAGCATCAATGAGTCCCGGGCGGACGACGCCGCAGCAATCCTCTTCAAGTACGGTGGTGCACAGACTGTGGCCATCTTCAAGGTAAACCCGTTATTTGGCACCCGGGTCTTGTACCGGGCGTATACAAAGGAAGGGCGCGACAAGCGCATGGAGGGCATCGATGTCGGTCTCTTTACCCAGAATCCCAACAATAACGCAGACGTTGTCAAACTTATGGCAGGAGAGACGCCATGCAGTGATTACGCAAAGCCACAAAGCGAAGTCGGCCTGTGGTACGTCGAGGCTGGTGTCACCTACGGTTGTCGTATCTCTGTACCACCCGACGCAACACGTTTCATCGGTCAAATTACCGTCGGGTACAAAGATCGACCTGAGAGCGTAGAGGACGCCCAGTCCATGCTGCTCATCGCTTCATCAATGTTAACCAAAAAGAGTTACTAATGCTGACACTATTTTCTACCCTGATCTCCTTCCTGATGGGAGGCCTGCCCAAGATTCTGGACTTCTTCCAAGACCGCAGCGACAAGAAGCATGAGCTGGAGCTGGCCCAGATGCAGATCGCCCGGGAGCTTGAGATGCGCAAGCTGGGGTTTGAGGCCCAGGAGCGGGTTGAGAACATACACACCCAGCAGCTTGAGATTGAGACCAAGTCCAACGAAAAGGTCTCCATGATTGCCGCCCAGCAAGCTGAGATGCAGGCCATCTACGCCCATGACACGGCTTTAAACGAGGGCACTAGCCAGTGGATGAAAAACTTCCGGGCCAGCGTGCGCCCAGCTATTACCTATGGTTTCTTCTTCCTGCTGGTTGGTATTGACTGCGCCTTGGTTTACCACGGCCTAAGCACCGGCGTTGGGTTCCAAGACATGGCCGACCAGTTGTGGGATGACGAGACCCAGGCGCTCTTTGCCAGCATTATTGCGTTCCACTTTGGCGGTCGGGCATTCGGCAAATGAACGTCAGCCCCAAAGCTGTGGCCATGATCAAGCACCATGAGGGTGTAAGACAAAAGCCTTACCGTTGCCCAGCCAAGCTCTGGACAATCGGCGTTGGACATGTGTTGTACCCGGAGCAGGGGAAGTTGCCCATTGACCAGCGGGATGGGTTTGCCTTGAAGATCGAGGACTTCAGAACGTTTGAAATGGACGAGATCGATGGAATACTTCGCGCAGATCTGGCTCGCTTTGAGCGAGGGGTTCACACCTACATCACTGCTCCTCTTACACAAGGCATGTTTGACGCTCTTGTGTCTTTCAGTTTTAACGTCGGTCTTGGAACACTCCAGCGTTCGACGCTTCGTCAGAAGCTCAATCGGGGGGACAAAGAAGGCGCAGGACAGGAACTATTGAAGTACTGCATGGCTGGTGGCAAAATACTGAAAGGGTTACAAAAACGTCGACTCGACGAGCACGCCCTGTTCATGTCGTAGGAGTCCAGATGCCCTTACAGAAACTTCAGTTCCGACCGGGTGTCAACCGGGAATCAACCACGTTGGCCAACGAGGGCGGTTGGTTTGAGTCCGACAAGGTGCGCTTCCGTTCCGGCTACCCCGAGAAGATTGGTGGCTGGGTCAAGGATGCTGGCGTAGTTACCGAGCCCGCCGTGCCGCCTACCGGTATGTTCTGGGGTATCTGCCGATCCATGTGGAACTGGGTGTCCCTGAACGGGTTCAACCTGCTGAGCCTTGCGACAAACTCAAAACTCTATATCCAGAACGGGACTGGCGGGGACATCAACGATGTGACGCCGCTTCGGGCCACCACGGTGGCAGGCCAGGTAACCTTTGCCGCTACGTCTGGCTCAACCACAATTGTTGTCACTAACTCAGGCTGGGGCGGCAACACGGGTGACTTCGTGACGTTCACCGGGGCGGTATCGCTGGGCGGCAATATCACGGCAGCCGTCCTCAACAGTGAGTTTCAGGTAACCTATCTTTCTCCCAGCACCTACAGTATTACAGCCAGCGTTGCAGCTAATGCCAGCGACGTTGGAAACGGCGGATCGCTTACGATTGCGTACTACCAGATTGCTACGGGCCCCAGTGTGTTTGGCGCCGTTAACGGTTGGGGTGCTGGTACGTGGGGCGGTGTTGTGGCTGCACCCGGCACAAACACAGGCTGGGGTGATGAAGCTGCGTCTGGGATCAGTGTTCAGTTGCGCACATGGAGCCAGTCTAATTTTGGCCAAGACCTGATCGCCAACCCGCGTGGCGGCCCAATCTACTACTGGGCGTTCAATACTGTTGTGCCCACGCAGTTTAACCGGGCTGTGCCGCTCACCCAGCAGACGGTGACTTTTAGCATTGGGGCTTCTGAGGTTACGCTGGCTAGTTATCTGGCTGAGGGCACAGGCGTTTACTTCACGACAAACGGAACGCTTCCGACTGGGGTAACCGCAAACACCACGTACTATCTAGTAGAAACCGCTACCCCGCTGGTCTACACACTATCGTCTACCGTGGATTTACTTACGCCGGTTGTTATGAGCGGCACAACTGGCGGCACTTCGCTGATGTTTGTGGCTGATGCGCCGGTCGTTTGTAACTACGTCATGGTGTCTGACGCTTCTCGCTTTATCTTGGCGTTTGGCGTTAACGACTACGGATCGACCGCGCAAGACCCGATGCTAGTGCGCTGGTCCGACCAAGAAAGCCCCAATGTGTGGACGCCGTCCATTACCAACCAAGCGGGTAGCTATCGACTGAGCCGGGGGTCGCAAATTATTACGGCCATTCAGACTCGTCAGGAAGTGTTGGTGTTGACCGATGCAGCCATTTATTCCATGCAGTATCTTGGAGCCCCGTACGTCTGGGGTGTTCAAATCATGGGAGACAACATCTCTATCCTGGGCCCCAACTGCGTTGCTACAGTCAACAACATTACGTACTGGATGGGTGTCGACAAGTTCTACATGTACTCCGGTCGAGTGGAAACCCTTCCATGCACCTTGCGTCAGTACGTCTATGACGACATCAATACCACGCAGGGCTTCCAGGCGTTTGCCGGAACCAATGAGGGTTACAACGAAATCTGGTGGTTTTATTGCTCTGCTTCTTCTTCCACGATAGACAAGTACGTTGTCTACAACTACCTGGAGCGCACTTGGTATTACGGCACGCTGGCTCGCAGTTCTTGGCTAGATAGCCCGCTGCGCTCGCAGCCGATGGCCACTCCCTACGCTGGGTCAAACGGCCAGCTGGTGTACCACGAAACCGGCAACGACGACGGCACGACTAATCCCGCTTCGCCTATCACTGCCTACGTGCAGTCCTCGGACTTTGATATTGGCGACGGCCACAACTTTGGTTTTGTGTGGCGCATGATCCCCGACATCACGTTTGATGGCTCGAACGTCAACAAACCCCAGGCCAACTTTACTGTGCGCCCACGGCAGTTCCCCGGCACCAACTACGGCACGTCGGACAACCCGGCGGTCAAGAGCACGCAGAACTACGCGGGCCAGCAGTCCTACAACGTGCAGCAGTTCACCGAGCAGGTTTATGTCCGTCTGCGTGGTCGTCAGATGGCGTTTCGCGTGGAGTCCACTGAACTTGGTGTGGCCTGGCAGCTGGGAACCCCGCGTATGGATGTGCGCCCGGATGGTCGTCGATGAGCAACTTGTTTGTTTATACCGAGCAAGACCTCAACAGGTTCGTTGCTCCGCGTCTGGCAGCCGCCCCGGTCGAGTACGACCAGCGGTTTATGGATCAGTACACCAACATCCTGCGCCTGTACTTCAATCAACTGGACAGCTTTAACAGCCAGCTGCGTACAACCGCATTGTCCCCCATCAATGATGGGTCGGCCATTTATTTCCCCAACGGGGCGTTTTCATCTTCGGCTTCACAAACGGCAGCCAGCACCACAGCGGCTTACGATATTACGTTTACTGACACCGACGCGTCTAACTACGTTTCGTTGGTAAGCGGGTATCAAGTAACTACTGCCAAAGCGGGGCGGTATAACTTTCAGTACAGTATTCAGTGCGCCAACCTGGCCAACTCCACGGAATCCATCGACGTTTGGTTTCTTTATAACGGCACCAACATACCGCGCTCCAACACCCGGATTGGTATGGCCGCCCGTAAGAACCCAGCAACGCCGTTCTATGCGGTAGGTACGGTGAACTTGCTTGTTGATATGGCCGCAGGGGACAACGTCAGCTTACAGTGGCACACCACAAATACTGACGCATTTATCCAGTCAGAGCCCGTGGCGGCTACCCCTACACGCCCGGCAATACCGTCCGTGATCTTCACGGCGACGTTTGTGTCGAAGATCTGAAAATGGTACGATTTGACAACTTTTTAGGAGAACACCATGGCTGGTGGTGGAGTTGGTGAAGCCGCCCTAGCGGCAGAAGCATTAGGCGCAGCAGAGGTTGCCGGAACTGCTGCAGGTGCTGGTGGTTTTCTTGAAGGCATGGCAGGAGTCTCTGCGCTTGAGGGCGCTGGCGTTGCCGGTCTTGGTCTTGGCACTGGTGCGGGGCTCACTACGGGCGCTGGTTTGGCCGGTGGCTTGGGGGCTTTATCCCCCGCTTTTCAAACTGCCCTTGCAGAAACTGCTGTAGTCAATCCCGAGATTGCAGCTCAATTTGCGCAAGCGGCTAATGCGGGCGCTGTTCCTTCTGCCTCTTCCATTCTTGGCGCTGGGCAGATGGGCGATCCAGCCCTGATACAGGCCGCCCAAGGTGCTGGCAACGTTGCCAGTCAAGGATTGCAGGCTGGTAACTTTGCTCAGCAAATTCCTGCTCAATATCAAACCGCCATGAGTCAGCTCGCGCAGGGCGCCGGGCAATATCCGGGGACGCAACTGGCATCTCTTGGAAATGCGGGCGTTTCTGATGCTCTGGCCCGTGGTGTTGCTGGTCCTGGTGAAGCGGGATGGGGTATGGATCTTGGGGCTGCAGAAGTTCCATTTACGCCAGGAGATCCAAGAGCCGCTATTCCGCCAGTAGAGGGTATGCTTGATGCGGCAACCGGGAGAATTCCAGAAACGCCCGGCATTATGAACCTGCTTTCCAGGGGCTATGATGCTTGGAAAAACTCAGATCCTTTTATAAAGTACGGTAGTGCTGGATTGGCTGCTGCAAAATATCTTGGCAAGCCAACTGCTGCTTATGCGCCTCCCGGATACTCCGGTCCTTTATCTAAGTTTACGTACAACCCCAATACGTACACCCCTTATACGTACAAACCCTATGCTGCTGGCGGTCCGGTGGAAGAAATGTCTCGCGAGAACGCGTTGGGTGCCAACACCGGCTACCCCCAGGCAGACATTCGACAAGGGGCCTACGCTACGCCCTGGCAGACCCCCGTGTCCCGCAATGTTGTGGCAGGAGCTGATGACGCTAATGTGGACATGATGACGGGCGCCGAGCGCATGGCAGGTGGCGGCATTGCCAACCTGGGCGGCTACTCTGATGGCGGACGTCTGCTCAAAGGCCCGGGTGACGGTATGTCGGACAACATCCCCGCTACTATCTCTGGCAAACAGCCTGCCCGCCTAGCTGACGGTGAGTTTGTTGTGCCGGCCGACGTAGTCTCTGGCCTTGGCAACGGCTCCACTGACGCAGGCGCCAAGCACCTGTACAGCATGATGGACAAGGTTCGTAAAGCCAGAACAGGAACAAAGAAGCAGGGTAGAGAGATTAACCCTCGTAAATATCTACCTGCTTAAACATGCCGCTTCACCAAGTACTACCTATTCATCTGCCGAAGGTGTGGCCAATTGCAGCCCCACTGTTGCAAAAGGCGATTGATATAGATCCTGAAGCAATCACGATTGAACAGGTGGAGTACTCGGTTCGGACTGGCAAGACATTTTTGCTGGTTTGGGAAGAGCTGGAAGTCGGGATAACGGGTGCTGCGACAGTTGACTTTATTGACTATCCGCGTGAACGGGTAGCCCATGTGAATTTGATGGGCGGCAAGGGGATAGTCAGGCAGCACATTTTTGAGCATGCCAAAGAATGGATGAAGGCATATGGGGCTACCAAGGCGCAATGCTGGTGTCGCGATGAGCTAGTCCCGATGTACAAAAAGATGGGTATGGAAGAAACCCATCATGTGATGAGGATCAAATTATGAGCTATTCACGCCGACAACTCTACGCCATGGGCGAGACATTGGGAGATTGCGTCACTCGCAAGGAGGGCGGCCGGATTGTGTATGGTGGTGGCGGAAGTGGCGGCGGAGGTGGGGCGCCGACTCAAAGCACAACCAACACCTCTAACATTCCTGAATACGCTCGTCCGTATGTAGAGACAATGTTGGGCGCTACCCAGCAGCAGCTGTTTAATACCGCCCCCGGACCCGACGGCACCACGCAGATTACTAGCGTTAAGCCGTACCAAGCGTTTGGTTCAGCTTCAGGGGAGGTTGATGCCAGCGGAAATCCGATGCTTAGAGGTTTGGGACCGGGAGAGATGACGGCCGCTCGCTCTGCTTACGCTCCGTTTGATCCGTTGCAAAACCAAGCATACCAAGGAGCGGCAAACCTCCAAGTTCCAGGTCAGTACGGCCAAGCCACGGACGTGGCTGGGGCTGGCATCATGGGCGCTCTTGGAACCGCAGGACAAGCGGGTCAGTACGGCGGTCTTGGTGCTCAGTACGGTGGCATGGGGGCGCAAGCAGGACAGCGAGCTGGTATGTACGGCGGCATGGGCGCACAAGCGGGGCGTCAAGGCATGGGCTACGGTGGCATGGGGGCGCAAGCAGGCCTACAAGGCATGCAATACGGGGCCGAAGCTGGACAAGCAGGAGCACAGTACGCACAACAGGCAACTGACCCCTACGCCACGCAAGCGTATATGTCCCCATACATGCAAAACGTGGTGGGTGTACAGCAACGCGAAGCACAGCGTGCGTCGGATATTCTGGGCGCACAACAGCGTGGTCAAGCCACGCAAGCCGGGGCTTTTGGTGGCGGTCGTCAAGCCATCATGGAGGCAGAACGCCAGCGCAATTTAGCCACGCAGATGGGCGGTATTCAAGCCACCGGGCTGCAATCGGCTTTTGATCAAGCGCGTCAGGCCCAACAGTTTGGCGCCAATCTTGGACTACAAGGCAAACAAGCTGCCATGCAAGGCGCTGGTCTCGGTATTCAAGGTGCTCAAGCCGGTATGCAAGGCGCCGGTCTAGGTATTCAAGGTGCCCAGACAGGTATTCAGGGACAGCAAGCCGGTATTCAAGGCGCTCAAGCTGGTATGCAAGGCGCTCAGATTGGGCTGCAAGGTGTTGGCGCTCAGCAGGCGGGTTATGGCCAGGCCATTCAAGGCGCCGGTCAGTTGGGCAATCTGGGTACGCAACAACTGGCAGCACAGCAAGGAATTCTTGGAACGCAGGCGCAGTATGGCGCGTCACGTCAAGCGTACGATCAAAACGTTCTGAACCAGGCTATCCAGAACTATGCAATGCAGACGCAGTATCCGCAGCAACAGCTGGCGTTCATGAACGCTCAGTTGCGCGGTCTGCCCATGCAGGCTTCTACGACGCAGTCGTATCAGGCGCCGCCGAGCTACTTGTCCCAGGCGGCAGGTCTGGGCGTGACTGGATTGGCGCTCAATAAGCTGGGTGCATTTGGTAAAAAGGGCGGTCTACCCAAGGACTTCGAGAAGAAGCGCATGGACGACGGCATCGCAGGTCTTGGCCTGTATAACGCAATGAAAAGCTAAGGAACTGGCATGAGCATCCAAGCTGGACTTAAAGAGCGCGCCTATGCCATTGCCGAGATGGCTCGCACGCCGGATCAGATCAAGGCTGCCCAGCGCAGTCTGAGCCAGGCCGTGCAGAATGGCACGCTGCCGTCTTACGTTGGCATCCCGCTGATCAGCGAGCTGAACCAGAAGATGGCCAAAGCGGCCATGCCTCCTGCCGCCCCCGCTCCGCAACAGCCGCCCATTGCCCAGCAGGTGATGCAGCAGGCTCAGGCTGACCAAGGAGTGGCAACGTTGCCATCCAACCTGCCGCAGGAAGAGATGGCTGGCGGTGGGATTGTTGCCTTTGCTGGCGGCGGGGGAACGGACCGCGGCATGATTGAGGCCCTGCTTGGCCGGGAAGAGGACGAGTCCGACGAGGAATACGACGAGATGGTCAGCGCCTTAGCTGGTGCCGGCCGCATGCCTGACATCAGCAGAATCCTGAAGATGGTGGAAGATTCAAACCTGCCGTCGGATGAGGGCATTGAGTCCTTGTCGCCGGTGGCGTCCAAGACTTTCCTGACCCGTACGCCTGAAGGCGCCGCGGTGGAGAATGTGACCCGTCGCGAGGGTGATGGCACGGTTCAGGTTGAGCGGGACAAGAAGGCCATCAGCGCCGAAGATGATGCGCTGCTCAAGTACGTGTTGGCCAAGGAAAGTGGCGGCCGTCGCTATGACCGATCGGGCAATCTGCTCACTTCTCCCAAGGGTGCGCAAGGCGAGATGCAGGTTATGCCCGGCACCCAGCTTGACCCCGGGTTTGGGGTTGAGCCTGCGCGCGACCGTAGCCCTGACGAGATCGCTCGAGTTGGGCGTGACTACCTGAAAGCCATGCGTCAGCGTTACGGTGATGACAAGTTGGCGGCCATTGCCTACAACATGGGGCCTGGTGCTACTGATAGGTGGCTGGCGTCTGGTGCCGATCCTGCTCGCCTGCCCGCTGAAACGCGCCAGTATGTTGCCGGCATGGCTGGTGGCGGTGCTGTGCGCTTCCAGAATCGTGGCGCAGTAAGCTTGGGCGGGATAGGTGATCTTGCCGAAATGTCTGCTGAAGAGATTAGGGATGCTGCTCGCCGTCGCCTGCGTATGGAGCAAGCGCGCGCGGCATTCTCTGCAATGCCTGAAGCCGTTGCTCCTCCCGCTGCTACGCCATCCGCCGCTACGCCTTCCGCATCTTCTGCAACAAAAGGAATGGGTACGTTTGGTCGAATTGCAGGGCCGCTTGGACTTGCCACTTTGGGCTTTGACATTGGCAAAAATGTTATGGAACGCAAGCAGGCGGATGAGCTGAAGAAGTACGGCGCAGAACCTGAGCCGACTGCAGACGAGCTTGAGCGCGCATCACGTCCTGCGTTCATGAAAGACGTGAGCATGAGCCCGAAGGAGCAGCAAGAGCGCGGCATCAAGCCTTTGGCTCCTTTGACCTACACGCCTGCTGGAGTTGAGACCTACGGACCTCGCCCGGGATATACGCCGCCGGCCAAGCCCGGGAAAACCGGGGAAACTGGCCCAGTTACTTTCTCTGGAATTTCTCCGTTTGATGTGGACGAAGAGAACCAGCGCATTGCTGCCGAGAAAGCCCGTCAAGAAGAAGCTGCTCGATATACCGCTCAAGATATTGAAAGTGGGCCCGGAGCTGCTGGCGTAGGTGGTACTGAGACGGCCGCAGGCGGCAAAGGCGCCGGGACATCCGAAGAAGAACCAAAGAGCAAACTGGAGCAACTGCTCGAGGCGCGTTTGGGTCGTTTGGATAAGCAGCGCGAAGAGGATAAGTACTTGGCTCTGCTTGCTGCCGGCTTGGGTATTGCTGGTGGTACATCGCCATATGCCCTTGCAAACATTGGCCAAGGCGGGCAGGCTGGAGTTTCTTCCCTGCTGCGCTCGGCCGCGACCCGCACCGCAGAAGAGAATGCCATCATGCAAGGTCAGCTTGGCCTTGAGCGCTACAAGAGCTTGGCTGATATCCGTAGACAGGGCTTGGAATCCCAGAAGTTCCTCAAAGGCTTGGAGCTTGATCTCAGGAAGCAGGTTGAAGAGGGCAAGATTACCAAGGCTCAAGAGGGGCAGCGTCTGCGCGCGGCAGAGATTGCTCGTCGCATGGAGCAGGACTATTTGGGTCGGGCTGAAACCACGGCAAAAGGATTGGTGTCCAAGAACCCGCTGCTTTCTATGGATGAGGGCAAGTCAAATGCCTTTGTTCAAGATGCTGTTGCCGCTGCCAGAAACAGGCTTAACCTGCATACGGGTTATCGCAACTTGATGCGTCAGGCTTATGATGGGTATGATCCCGGTGAAATAGACGTGGGTCAGGACATGAATGACCTGCTCGGGAAGTATCTAAAACCCAAAAAGTAAGGGTGCCCCATGGCAACAGTTGAGGATCTCTTTGCTGCATTGAAAGCTGCCGATGCGGCAGGGAACACCGAGGACGCAACCAAGATCGCTCAATACCTGAGTGGTCTTGGATATGGGCCCAAGATAGAAGCCGCTCCGCCCAAGAAAGAAACTGGCTTCAAGGATTACTTAAAGGACATTCCTAAAGCCGTTGGCCGTGGTGCCACTGGTCTGTTGGAAACGTCTGCAATTGGCGCGTCTGCCCTGTTGCCGGAAGACTACGAGAAGTCTGTTCGAGCTGGCATTGAGAGCTTGGCCAAACCCACCCGCGAGTACTTGGCTCCTGCTACGCCTGAGATTGGCGAGAGCGTATCTAGCAAACTGCTTTCTGGTGTTGGATCTACTCTACCATTTTTTGTTGCCGGTCCTTTGGGCCTTGCTGGTCGTGTTGGCGCTGGCGCTCTTGGTGTTTCCGCTGGTGCCGGTGAAGCGCGTCAGGCCGCAGAACAAGCGGGCGCTACGCCTGAAGAGATTAGTCGGGCTACTGCGTTGGGCGCGCCAACAGGCATGCTGGACATTCTTGCCCCCAACATTGGTCCACTCAAGAGTATCTTCACCACTGCCCTTGCCCGCGGTGGGGTGGAAGGTTTGACCGAAGCCGCCCAGAAGGTGGCCCAGAACTACATTGCCAAAGGCGTCTACGATCCCAAGAAAGACGTGCTTGAAGGATCAGGTGAGGAAGGCGTCTATGGCGCTGGTGTTGGCGCGCTAACCAGTCTGTTGGTTGATTTGACTCTTGGCCGTCGTGCTAAGGGCGCAGTTACCCCGCCCCCGGAGAGGCCGCCTGCTGCAGCTGCTGCACCAGAAGCACCTGCCGCCCTTGGCCTGCCTAGCATAGAGGCCCAGCCGGCCCGCCCCGGGTTCTCTGCGCAACAAGCCCAAGACCTGCGGCAAGAAGCCGAGCAGTTGGAGCAGATGCGTCAGCAGGCTATTGAGCAGAACCGTCTGGATGACGTGGCCAGGATTGAGGCGGCCATGCTTGCCCAGCAAGAACGTGTTGCCGGCATGTCAGGGTTTACCCGATCGGATGGCAACGTTGCCATTCGTCAAGCCATGGAAGAGCGGCGACAGGCGGAGGAAGACCAGGTTCGGGCTGAAGCTGTTGCCGCAGAACGACAGCGCCAAGCGCAGATCAGACAGATTCAGGCAGCCACGTTTGACCCGGATCCTGTGCGAAATGAGCTGATTAAGCGTAGAGAGCTGGAGCGATTGGGGGCTGGTCCTGCCGCCCCTGCCGCCCCTGCCGCCCCTGCAGAGCCTGCCGCCCCTGCCCAGCTGGAAGAGCCGGCCGGCCTGTACGGCAAACGTGAGCCGCTCGAGACTGAGCCGCAAGCCAAGCCCCGTGGCGTGCAGAAGTTTGAATTCACGCCTGAAGAGCAGGCAGAGATCAAGTCCGTCAAGGAAAGTCTTGCGGCCATCAACAAGGACATTACCGCAGCCAAGGCTCAAAAGACGAGCCTGTTCAAGGCGCTCGAGGGCAAACTGACTTTTCGTCCGGGCTCGATTAACCTGGCTGATATCGACGTGGATAAGAAGTCCCTGCGTCGCCTGTACAACAAGGAAGGCAAAGGCGCCCTGCTTGAGGACATGGTTGAGGATGGGGCGCTGGACGACTTCCTGCCTCCCGAGAACCGCAAGCTGGTTGGCGGCCAAGAGAATCCAAGGTTTGATTCTCAGGCTGCAATTGATCACATTACCGGCAAGCTGCGGTCTGGTGATTACACGTCAGAGATTGAGGCTGCAAACTTGGCTGCGCTGGAGCAACAGCGGGATGCGGCCAAGGCTGAGCTGGAGAAACTGGAAACGTTGCCAGCCATAAATCGTGAGTTGGCTGCAGGTCGTCGCCCTGCCGAGCCAAGTCTGCAGGATCTGATGGAAGAGGCGGCCAACACTGGTTTGGACGTTGAGGCTATCAAGGAAGATGTTGCTCGCCGCATGCCGGATGCAACTGATGCCCAGTATCGTGGTGCTTTGTACAACGCATTGACGGCGGCAACAAGCAAAGAGCCGTTATATGAAAAGTATGCCCTGATTAGCGCCAACCCAGAGCAATCCAAAAATGCAAATGCTCACGCCAAAGACTTTGGCGGATCTGTTGTCTACCAAAATGGCGACATTGGATTGGTTCAGGCGTACAGTGCAATCAATGGAGACCCTGTTTACATTCCGTTTAAGGGTGAGTATCGGGTTGGGAAAGATATTGAAAGCATTCAAACCAACCCTCTTAATCTGACGCCCGAGCAGAAAAAAGAATTGTCGGACGCAAGAAAACAAGTTATTGAAGAAGAATCAAAGCGCAAAGAAACCGTAGTCAAGTTTGACAAAGATGGTCTTGGTTTTTCAAAGGATATAGATCCACGCATGGTTTCGGTTTTGCGCGGATGGAAAAAGATGTTGAACATTCCAAATAATGTTTACATCACAACCATTGAAGACGCTAGAGCAAACAGCAAAAACTTCACGGGTCCGTATCGCCGGATAGGATCTGCAGCGCTTGACCCAAATGCTGAAGGAACAATGCGTCACCTTGGCAATGGTGAGTACTACATAACATTCACAAAATCTACCAGCGTAGGAAGAATGCTGGAGGTTTTAGCCCATGAGCTTGGGCACATCCATGAGGTTGTGGTTTTTAACAATGCTTCTCCAGAAATGAAGAAGGCAATTGTTGATGAGTACAACAAGTGGCTGAAATCAAATCAAGGCAAAACTGCTCGAGAGCACATTGAAAGCATGCGCGCAAAGCGGTTTGCAAGAAGCGCTGCAGCAAAGACGGATGCATCTTTGATGTCTTCTGAAATGCGGTCCTACTGGCGTCGCTTTGATGAGTGGTACGCAGACCAAGTTTCTCGTTGGGCAACCACCCAAGAGAAACCTTTGAGCGTTGTTGAAAAGTTTTTTGCAAAGCTTGGAGCGGCACTCAAGCGATTCTTTAACTCTTTGCGCGGTAAAAACTTTTTGCCATCAGAGACGTTTATTGACTACATGGATCGCGTCACATCTTCCGCAAAGTCTGACGCAGCTCCGATTGCAAGCGTTGGACAGATGGAAATGTTTGCGCTTGAGAAGCCCATTCTTGGCTTTGCAACAAAAGAACCAGCACCTGTTCGCACCCAGATGGGCAACGATGCCATGGAGATGCTCGAGGGTATTGGCCGCTCTGTTGCCCCGCCTGAGCCTGGCTACATCCAAAAGGTTCGTCAGTCTTGGGACAACGCGCGCGACAACCCAAAGGCTACCCGAGAGGCTGCGTACGGCGCATTCCGAAAGTTTGCCGATCAGGTTGAGACGTGGTCATTCAGCAGTGATGCTGCGCTGAACAACCAGATCCGCCGTGAAGTGATGAACTCCATGGTTGGTAACGAGCAGAAGATTGGAATGCTGCTCAACACCAGCCTGAGCCAGACCGCTCACTCTGACGCCATTGCCAACCTGTTCTTAATGGAAGGCAACATCAAGTACGACACTGAGTTGCACAAGTGGGTCGGCGTCAAGGATGATCGCAACATCTTCAATCTGTCCAAAAAGCTGGACGAGATTGCGGAAAAGCACGGTTTAACAAAAGAGCAGATTGAGCTTATTGCCCATACGGCTTTTGAGGCTCGCCGCACACAAGAACTTAATGAGTTCAATGACAACATTGATGCTCAGGTTGAGGCCATGCGGGCAGAGGCTAGGGCTATGCGCGCGGCAGGAAAGCCTGTTGCCGCAAGCGCTTTGAGTGACAAGGCACAAGCCCTTCTTGCTAAGCGCAAGAATACAAAGAACATGCCGGCGGAAAAAATTCAGACTGGCATGCAGTTCTTCAAGATGTTCCCAGAGCTTAACGAAGTCTCTGAGATTTGGAACGGCATTCGTAGCAATGCTCTTGATGTAATGGTTGACACCGGCCTTTACACAAGAGAAGAAGCAGACATGCTTATGGATGCAGCCGGGTACGTTCCGTTTTTCCGCGAGGATCAAATTGAAGAAGGCAAGGGTCCGAAAGAGTTCTTGCGTTCGCTGGCTGTACAAGCGGACAAAGGATTGAAAGGGTCAGAGAAGCCGGTCAACGACATCTTTGACAACATGGTGCGCTGGACTCAGTACGCCATCAACCGCGGTGTACGCAACCGCTCCGGCGTGGCGCTTGCCACTACGGCCGAAAAGCTTGGCCTTGCTAACAAAATCCATGACAAGAACAATCCAGACAACATTGGGATTGGGTTTGATGAGCAAGGCAACCCGATGCTGGAAAAGGTTTCCGGTCGTGGTGTTATCCCGTTCAATACGCCCGCTCAAGCAAGCCAAGCTCGCGCCACCCAAGATTCTCTGAAGGATTACGGAGTCTTGGCGGTTGAGGTGGAGCAAGATGGGAAAATGGTAAAGAGATATGTACTGTCTCCTCCCATGCCTGCGGACAATCTGGTCTACGTTTGGCAAGACGGGGAAAGGGTTGGCTATAACATGGCTGACCCGCTGTTTATGTCAGCCTTCCGTGGTCTCGAGTCTGTGGCTATCCCGACGGTCAAAGTGTTCAGCAAGATGGCTGACGTGCTGCGTCAGTCTGTGGTGCTGTACCCCCTGTTCTCTATCGCTCAGGTTCCGCAGGACTCGTTTGCTGCAATGTTCACGTCCGGCTTGAAGCCGCAGTACGCCCTGTCCATTCCCTTTCGTGCGGTCAAGGAATTTATCCAGACCCTGCGCGGCAAGAGCAAGGCGCATGAGGAGCTGAAGAACATTGGTGCCGTTGGCGTGCGTGACTTCACGTCTGCCGTGATCCGTGCTGATGCCGAGATCTTTGCGGGGCTCAAGCAAGAAAAGAGTTTCTGGGCTGGCGTAAAGCGCAAGCTTGGCAACTTGGCCATGGCCGCTGATAACGCTGTGCGTCAGGCCACGTTCGAGGCGGCAGAGGCTCAGGGCTTGAGCAAAGCAGAGGCGTATGAGAAGGCGTTCGAGATCTTCAACGTGCGCCGCCGCGGCAACAGCAAGATGCTTGCCTTGGCTGGCCAGGTTATCCCGTTCTTCAACGCCTACCTCGCTGCCCAGCATGTGGCCTACCGTACGCTGACCGGTGTTGGCACGTCGCCCACTGAGCGCAAGGCAGCCTTCCAAACGCTGGCTGCCACGACCGGCTCGGTGATGGCTCTGTCTGTCCTGTACGCCATGATGAATGGTGACGACGAGGATTACCTGAACAAGCCGACGCCTACGCGTGACCGTCTGCTGATGATCCCTGGCTCTGGTGGATTCAGCATCCCACTGCGCGCGGACATCTTTGCGCTACCCAAGGTGGTTGCCGAGCATACGTACATGCTGCTCACGGATAACGGCTATGAGGATTCAGCAAAGTTCCGTGCGTCTCTTGCATCACTGTTGGCCAACTCTATCCTGAGCCCGACGCCTGTGCCACAGGCCATCAAGCCGCTGACAGAGGCAATCATCAACTACGACTTCTTCCAGCAGAAGCCGTTGGTTGGCTTGTTCCAGCAGAAGAAAGAGCTGGGGCGCCAGTTCGAGGACAGCACGTCTGAGATTTCCAAGCTGCTGGGCAAGACCGGCGTGGTATCGCCCATCGTGGCAGATCACCTGATCCGCGGTATGTTTGGGTCATTTGGTGGTTTGCTCATGTACATGACTAATCCGATCTTGGCTGAGATGTCCGGCACTCCGCGCCCGTCTTTGTCTTTCCAAGATGCATTGGCCACTATCCCCAACGCTAGTGGATTCGTTTCCAAAGAATATGAATCTGCTCTGCGCAAGGACTTCTATGCCCTGAGAGAGGTGACCGAGCGCGCGGCTTCAACTCTGTCTGACCTGAAGCAACGTAGCCCGCAAGACATTGCAGACTACCTGTCGGATGAGACGGTCCGTCAGCGAGTTGCCTTGGCTCCGGCCGTTAACCAGATTGCCACGCAACTAACTAACATCCGCAAAGCTGTGACCATGATTAGTCAAGCGTCAGAAGATCGGATGGACGAGGATGAGAAGCAGCGGCAGATCAAGCAGCTGCGAGAGGCTGAGCGGCAGCTACTCCAAGGGGTAAACCTGAAGAAGCTGCGCGAGATGGCCAATCTGTAACCTACGGGTTGCGCTCCTTGGCCAGAGCCTCGATGGTCATGGCCAGGAGATCCCACTCTGTCAGCTTGTATCTGGTGAAGAAGCCGCCGTCGCCCAGCCCATGATAGCCCTGTTTGGGGTCTACGTGGTGGGTTGGGCATAGGGGTATGACCAGCCAGTCTGACGCCTTCTGAGCGCCGCCTGCTGCCCCGCGGGGGTGGTGCAGGATGGCAGGTGTCTGGCCATATCCAAGGTGCCGGCATAGGATGCAGCCAAGATCCGCCACGTCGTTCATGTGGCGTTTGATATGGCTCATGTGTTCTTCTCCTTGAGTTTGGCTTCAAGGTATTTTGCAAAGTCCTGATACCTTGTGGCGATGTTATTGCCTTCTTGAGCAAACATCTTGTTGTACAGGTCGTACACATCTTGTTTTGTCAGCCCAACCCATGTGCGCGTCATGCCATTGACCGCCTTGTCCACGCTGGACTGCATTTGTTTCTGCATCCCGTCAATGAACCCGCGCTCGTACGCTTCTTGGGTATCGTTGTATCCATCTTTGTCCATCTCTCACTCCTTAATGCCGTGTGCGGCTTCGGTTTTAAACCCCACAACAGCAAGTGCCGCAAGCTCTTTGAAGTCATCTGCATCCATCGTGATTGATACGCTGTGGTCTTTGCCAATACCAACCGTGCTGGTCATCCAGCCTTCACCGCAATACTCTGTCCTTTTTGCGGCTCGTTGAAAACCGTTACGGCGCACCAACTCAAACAGCAACTGCTCGTCTGAGAATGTTTCAATGCTTCGTTCCCATCTTGTGTCTTTACTCATACGTTTTCTCCTGATTCTGCTTTGATTAAATTTGCCGCAACGTGCCAATAGTTGTGCGCTCCCTTTGCCGCATCGTGCTGGATCATCAGCAGGTTGACGATGCGCTGGCGCTCTGCCATCACTCCGTCATCCCATCCTTGCTTGTAGCTATTCCAGTCGGGCGAATCAGATTTTTGATTCATATCTCAAGGCTTTCAATGATGTGGACAAGCTCGTCAATCACAGCGGATGTCTGCTGTCGGTATTGATTGATTGACAAGCCCAATGGTGACGCTACTGGTGACACCTCATTGGTGGCAGAGCGCATAGGAGCGTCTGCCATCACAGGTTTAAGGCGCATATACAGCGTTTCCACTGTTGCTTTCAACAAGTCAATTGTGGCTTGCATCTCCTCGCACTGGCGCTCAATCTGGCTTTTGTATTCTTGCGTTTCTTCAATTTGTAGCCCAACATCTCCAATGCCGAGGTTTCGTTTAATTTGTCTGGTTGCTTGATTCATGTTGTGATCTCCACTCATTTGTTGCTCCTTGATCTAACTGCCTTCGCCATTTCCATCGCCCACTGTCTGTCAATATCATCAGCGGCAAGGTCTGCTTGTTTGTCCAGAGACTGCGCAATAGCCTCTCGCTCTGCCCTAACAGCCGCCTCGCGGGATTCGTGCAGTTCACGCATCACCTCAATGACAGCTATCTCATGCTTGAGAATAATTGCTTTAATCATCTCGATGGGCGTTTCAATCATCGCCAGTGCCGCCGCTTTGTTCTGGTCGGTTTCGTTCTGCGCTTTGATGATTGCCTCTTGATGTAGTTTGCTCAACGATTTCATGTGTTCTTCTCCTTGAGTTTGGCTTCGATGGCAACGTAAACATCCGTCAAAGAATGGCTGTTCCATGTCCGCATACTGTCGCCAATCATGTTCAATTCATCTGCCGTCAGCCCAACCCACGGCAGTTCGATCACATCGTGCCCTGCTTGCTTGTAGGCTTCGGCTCGCCATCTGGCAGCGCGGTTCTTGTGGTACTCGCAGTCGGAGCAGGGCTTGTTTGCGCCTTCCCAATCAAACTCATCACAGGCTTTTTCCAAGTAAGCCATCCATTCTTTTCTTGTCAAAGGTCTGTTAGCCATGGTTCCTCTCCTTTATCTTGTCCCAGTGTGTGCCGTAGATCTCTTCACATTGAACCCATGTAAACAGTGCCTGCCACATGGACAACTCGTTACCCAGCTCGCAGTGGCGCTTGGCCAACCACAGCTGCCCCTCTTCATGGCGCTTAATGTATGACTCTCTGGTGTCGTCGTTGTAGGGGACACTCATTTGTTGCCCCTGTTCTTTAGCCCGCCCGGATCGCTTGATAGTGAATACGCATCAAACATCTGCCGCATGAAAGCCTGAAGGCGCTCGCGCTCTGCCAGCCTGCCTGCCTCATACCCTTCCTGCCACGACATGAAAGACTGCGGGGGGTTGTTGGCCAACACAAGAGCAGCAAACTGTTTTAATGGGCCAACCCAACCTTCGTAGCGGCACAAGGTGTCGCTTTCGGCGTTTATGCCCGCTTTGCGGGCCAGTTCAATAAGTTTGTCGTCTGTCATCTCTCACTCCTTAATGCCGTGTGCGGCTTCGATGGCTCGGGCTAACGCAAACACAGCAAACCTGTCTTGTGGTCGTAGCGTTTGACAATGCCCAGTTGTTTCGTAGCACTTTTGAATCTCCTCATCCGTCAGTGGCTTGCGCTTAGGCTCCCATCCAAGTGACGTAGCAATCCGTACCGCCGCAGATTTGTCAATCACACGCTCTGACTGTGGTGGGGTGGTGTAGAGTTTTGTCCCATCTTTTGGAAAGACTACGCAACGCCAATCAATGTTGCCTGAAATTGTGCTGTCTATTACCGCCACCGGCTCCTGCTCTGGCTGTGCTGGTGGGGCACGAAACTCACAGTGTTCTTGACAATAAGTTTCGGTACACCATGCTCCGTGCTTGCACGGCTTGCCATTTGGACACGCCACCGGCTCCTGCTGCTGTGCTGGATTGGCTTCCATCGCTTCATTCCATCCGGCCTGATAGCCTTCGTCATAGCCGATTGAATATTGTTCGGTTGTCATGCTTCAATCCTTTGCGGCTTCTCGCCAATTACCTTTGCCGTGGCTTTGAGTTCTTCAAGCCGATCTATTGCGTGCGCCCAGTCGAGCGCGAACAGTTCAAACTGGAACGTGCCTTCTTGCGTGTCGAACTCGACCAAGAACGGCGACCATCTCACGCCATCAACGATTACTTCGCTCATGCGTCCCCCTTGATGCCGTGGGCGGCTTCGATGGCTCTGGCAAAGTCGTGATAGCGGTTTGCAGCAAGTCCCCCGCCGTTCAGCATCCAGATTCTGCTGATCTCCGCATCCGTCAGCGGCTTGCGCTGTGCGTCATGCGATGTCTGGTCAAGCATCACGGTTCGCGCCAATGCTTCGCAAGTCTTGCAAGACTGCTCCGTTTTTATGGCCTCAATCAGTCTTTCAAGTGCCTCTGCTGTGAATGAGTAAATGTTCAGGCTGTTGGTCGATGCTTTGATGATGTCTGTGCTTTTCATTTCTGTTCTCCTATGATGCCGTGTGCAGCTTCGATGGCTCGGGCAAATGTGATGTAGCGGTTTGATGCGTCCTCATCCAAAGACCATCCAGTCTGCCAATCAAGGTCAGCCGCTTTTACTTCGTCCCAAATCTCCTCATCCGTCAGCGGCTTGCGCTGTGGTGGGGTGGTGTCAGGTGTATGTGCCATTTCCTCGCTCCCATCAGATTTGATGTCCCATACAGCGCCACATACGCAATTCAGCGTGTGAGCCACCGGCTTCTGCTCTGGCTTGCGCTGTGGTGGGGCGGTGTCGCCAAACACAAGCGGGCGGCTTTTGATGCCTGGATTCTGGTTTTTGCTATACGCCAGAAACCACGCATCCAAGTCAGGGTTGTGCTCAAACCACGCCACCGGCTCCTGCTCTGGCTGTGCCAAGGCTTCTCGGATGGCGGTGATGGCTGTCTCCCCCGATTTCGGCAGACTCATGTAATTGTGTTCGATGTACTCCAGCGCCTCCAGCGCCAGCTTCAATGCTTCGTCTTTGGTCACATCCGTACCCCCCTTTCCTGCAGCATGGCCTCGGCCTGGTCAAATGCCGCCCGTGCCGTGTCCTCCGGGGTGGACATGGGTGACGCCCCGAGCAGGGCAAAGGCCGCGTACCAGTCCAGCATGGTGATCTCTTGGATGGAGATCGGATCCTGCTTGGGCTTGAGCGCCTCAATTCCCTCGGGCTTTTTTCTTGCCATTTGCTTTCTCCTTGATTGTTAGTTTGGTGATGCTGTACGTCAGAGCAAGGCCAAGGTTCTGCCCGTTGATGGACAGGCTGCGCGTGGTCTCGTTGCTGTTGATAACGTCCATTGCATCTGCCAGCCCCTTGTTGTATCCGTTGGTGTAGGCGTCTCCTCCGTCTAGGATGAGGGAGATGGCATCCCGTACCAAGGCTGACGCCTTTCTCTCCCCGGCCGCGGCCTTCAGCTTCTTGTAGATATCCTCCGGCAGGTGCACGGAGTAGGGAATCAACCGGCGTGCTTCCATGATTTGAATCCTTCATTGATTGCGTATAACTTCTGGGCCTTGATCTTGTCGTTGCGCAGCTCTGTGCGGGATTCAATCTCCAGCGTGGTCCTGAGCCAGCCAACAGTGGACAGCTCTTCCGGCTCGAGGATCTGGCCTGTCTGGAACAGGTACTCTTGGAAGTCTTTGTCCTTGCACAGGATGCCGGCCAGCTTGACCGGGTCCATGCCGATGTCCCTGTCCCGGTTCATGGGTGCCTCGTCCCCGTTGAGCCGGACCATGACGACTTGGTAGCGGGCCCCGACGAAGTCGCGCAGGATACGCTCGTCCAGATCATCTGGATGGATGTTCAGGGTGAGGATGTATCCAGTACGGTCCTGCTTTAGTGCGACCTTGACGGCCTCGAATTGTGGGTGACTCATTTCTCTCTCCATCCTGCCCATTTGAATAGTTCTAGCCACATGCGGCGCTCAAAGACACCGCCCCTCATGGCCAACGGCAGCAGATAGCTTTCTTGCTCCATGAGAAAGTAAGCCTCTGCGTAACGTAAGTGCTTCTCTCTTTCTGCCATGATCAGAAGGGCACGTCGCCGTCATCGGCTGGCAGCGCCTGCTGCTGGGGTTTGGCAACGTTGCCATCCGTGGGCTTCTTGTAGTTGTTCCATGCCAGCCGGGTCCATGCTCCGTATTGCCCGTCCATGTTCCAGCCGGATAGCTTGATGGTGATGTCGTCCTCGTCTGTCTCCTCGAGCAAACCCTTCAAAGCTTGGCGGGTCATGACCAGCTCGCCGACCACGTCTGGCTTCTTCTCGTTGTCTTTGTAGCGGTTGGCGGATAGCTTGCCGCTGTTGGGGTACTTGGTTGCCATTTCAGTTTCCTTTCAGTTCGTTCTTGCGCTTGGTGAAGTCGGCCATCAGGGCGGTGTAGTCTTCCGGGGCGTCTGCCTTGAGGCGGTCGAAGATGACTCGGTTGACCTTGAAGATGTCCATGATGTCCTTCTCTGTGGCTGCTTGGGTAAGCGCCATCCGGGCGGTCTCCATGACAATCCCGATCCATGCCGGCAGGTCTGCATCTGCGTCTGTTGTAAAAACCATCTGCCATGGGCCGGTCTTGCCCTCTACCTTGGCGGGCGGCTTGGGGGCGGCTTTGGCAACGTTGCCATTCGTTTTGGGCTTGGGCTGCTCCTCTTCCTCGCCCTCGGGCAGGTCTTCCCCGGCGTAGATGTACAGACCCAGACCGTGGCAGGCGATGGCCTTGACCAGGCAGCGCATCATGTTCTTGTTGACGGCAAAGGCGTCAGGGTTCTTGATGGCTTGGTTGCGGTGGTCCATGACCGGCAGGTGCATGGTGATGGGCTTGCCAAAGGCGGTGACGGTACAGGAAACCATCATGGTCTCGCCGTACATCTGGGGCTCGTGGAAAGACCAGTTGGCCATGGGGTCGTGGCGCATCAGGTGGTCAACGGCCCAGGCCCATGACAGGTAGCTCAGGTTTTGCTTCTTCTCGATGTGGTCGCCGACGTTGATGGACGCCAGCTTGATGAAGTTGTTTTCACTCATGGTTTTCTTTCGTTGCTAGGTATTGTTTGTGCTGCTGGCAGAACGGGCTGACCTGGCAGAACTTCTCGCAGCGGGTGCGCTCGCCGGGGCGGTGCTCGATGAAATACCCCTTGGGTGGCAACGCTGCCTCTGCTGCTTCGCGGGTGACGTGTACGCTCTTGGCTCTGACTCCTCCTTCTTTCTTGACTGCAAATGATTCCGGCTTGGCCCACATGTCTGCGTCCGTACACTCGGGCAGGTCACCCCCTGTGTCGGCCTCAAAGTAGGCTGTCGCGTGGCGGTGGATCCGCTCGTTGACAAACTCCTCTTGCTCCTCGAACGTCCACAGAGGGATGTCGATGGAAACGATAGGGGCTTGAGGGTAGGACTCCTTGGCTGCTGCCTCACGGCCTGACCAGTCACGCACGATGCAGATGATCTGCAGGGACTTGACCGGCTTTTGCTTGGCTTTGGCTACCATCCATGCGTAGATGTTCAGCTGCTGGTGCCACTCTTCCTTCTCGTTCTGGGCTGCCCATGCGCCGGTGACCTTGTAGTCCTTGATGTGGATACCGCCGTCCTCGTCCACCTCCTGCAGGTCGATGGCGCCGGACAGGTTGTACCCATCATGGGTTAGGTGGATGCGCTCTTCTACGATGTGGTTCTTGTCCTTGCCGTGCTCGAGGATGCCGTGCACCGCGGAACCGAACAGGGACCAGACCATCTCGCTGGCATCGACTTCAATGTCGTCCCAGTGGCGGTGCTTGAGCTGGACAATCTGAGGGCTGTTGAGTAGTTCAGTGGCCGACAGATGGGCTTTGCCTTTGCTGTACGTAGGGCGCTTGATGACGTTGACGAACGTGGCCGGCAGGTTGTGCTTGTTGGTTAGGATCATGACATCTCCTTTGCAACCTTGCGGAAGTACATCCAACCCTTCTTCCCGAGGATCACGTACTTGGTGCGGATGTTTCCCTTGGCGTGGAACTTGTTGATAAGGCCAATGAATTCGAGGTCATCCATCAGGCGGTGGATCGTTGCCGGGGAAGCCACTGCGTCCAGCTTCATGGCCTCGGTCACGGTCAGCGGATTGTTCTCGCCTTCCCTGATTCCGATCCGCTCCAGCAGGTGCAGATGGGTAGCACCCAGACTTGGGTACTTCACATAGAAGTCGTGGCGTGCTTTCATTAGTTTGATCAGTTGTTTCATGCGCTTCTCCTTTCTTCAAAATCAGCCAGCAGTTTTCCTACTTTGCTGAGATAGACTACCTTTTCAGCTCCTTCCTCGACATCGTTGCCTGGCGCCTCAAAAAACGCAGAGGTCTTGACCTCGAGCCTTGGAGATATGACGTTGCAGTGATATCCGTTCCAGTTGAATTCCCTCAGTCCCCTGATGTGCTCCTTGATTGTGGTCTCCTTTCCATTTGTTACCCTGTTGTGCTCCCTGACGTAGTGGACGATCCGCTTGGTCACCCCGTTTTCTGAAACAACCTTGTCCCGGTTCTTAAAGTAATAGGCTGTGTCCTTGTCGTTGATTCCAAACGTCACCCGCTCCCCGTTCTTCTTGACCACTACGTTCCAGCGCAGGTCTCGGTCAACCCACCATTCGTGCATGGCCCGGAACAGGTTTAGGCAGGTGTTCTCCATATCCTTGACGTTGTGGTCATCGTTCTCCAGATAGGCTGGCGGCGCCCAGCGCTTGTTGCTGTAGTAGGTAGTCTTGCCGTTACCCCTGATCACGTTATCTATCTGCCTTAGTTCCTCGCAGGTATGGATCTCTCCGGTCTTTTTATTGACCGTGAGATACATGTGCATCCAAAACAATTCACCATGAAACTCGTAGGCTGCACCGTAGATGTACGGGGCACCAGGCTTGAAGGCGACGTTCCAAGGCAGACGCTTTTGCTTGATGGCGTACATGATTCTTGGGTAATGTTTGCCTTCTTCAGCGCTCTCGTTTGGAATAGAGATGCACATGATTGCTGGCAACGGTCTAGTCACGTCGATCAGGATGTCGCTGGTCTTCTTGGTGAACTTAACCTCCCAAGGGTTGGGCACATGGGCGCCTATCTTTTTCAGGCCAATGATGGAATCCTTTTCCAGCCATGATCCTGCCAAGTTCGGGAGCTTCAAGGAATTGAACGTAATCTCCAAGTTGTCTAGCAGTTCGCCAAAGTCTTTGGACTTCTGCTTGTTGTACTTGCGCTTGGGCTTTGGCTCTTGCGGCTTGGCTTCGACAGGCGGCTGCTTCCTGAAAAACCTGAATAGAAAGTCCTTCAGTTTTTGGAGCATGGCTTTCATCATGATCTCCAGGGCATACGGCCGGCGGCCTGGTGTTCTAGTTCATTGACTTTGTTGCGCAGCTTGACGATCTCGTCGTAGAGGTAGTCATACTGCTGGCGCAGGCGACGGTTCTCGTTGCGCTCGTACTCGATGCAGGTGTGCAGATCGTCCGGGTTGGCGATGCCGCAGTCAGGGCAGCTCTTCATTCCTCTTCTCCTTCAACAATGCTGGTGCGCTTGTACACGGTCATGGATATGTCCATGAGCTCATAGAACTCACAGCCCATAGCCTTACCTAGTGTTGTGTACGCAATGCACAGGGCGACGAGGGCAGTCCTTGAACTCTCCTCCTTTTCCTGTACTATGTTGACGATGTCTGCAGCCAGATCTCGAGCTCTCTCGAGTTGGACGAACAGCTTCTTTCTATCCATTGCTTACTCCTTTTTGTTCTGGGGATGAGAAGCATACCAGATATATTGCATCTGTCAACACCTACCTGTTATATGTTATGAGACGTGCCGCACGCGTGGATGAAAATCAATCGGACATCGTTGCCGCTCTGAGGGCGATAGGGGCGACGGTGAGGGTAATAAGCCAGGGGGATGGGATACCCGACTTGCTTATAGGGTTTATGGGAAAGACGATTCTGTTGGAGGTGAAGGATGGGAAGAAGCCGCCGTCTGCGCGCAAGCTGACGCCGGCGGAGCAGAAGTTTTTTGACGAGTGGCGGGGTGGATCGCTGGCGATAGTCAACACTGTTGATGAGGCGATTGCTGCGGTTACGGGGATGGGATAAAGTGGGGGCGCGGTGAGCAGTTGCCGCATTGCTTCTCCTATGAGGGTTAGTGGGGCCTGAGATATGGCCCCACCTTTTTAGGACCAACACGCATGGGGCTGAAAGCGGGTTAGCGCCGCGGACTCTCTTCTCAGAGTGTTGTTCAATTGCCCACACTGCTTTATGTGAGCGGCCCCAGCCGTGTTGGGTGTTAAGCCAGCAGTCGAGGATGCCGACGCAGGTAGTTTTCTGGCTTTCCTGCCTGCCGTAGTTGAAGGCCAAATCGAGCCCAACTCCCCCACTTGACACGGATTTTCACCCCCAGATACAGTATGGCCGTCGGTGTGGCAACCGGCGATGAAGATAGGTTACAAACCCCGCAGGGTACTGTGTGGTCTTGTCGTGTAGTAGGCGAGTCTTTTGGACTTATCTTCAATCGCTTGCTGCTGCTCATGCCAAGAGCCAAGACCACAGAGCATCTTGCGGGGTTTTTGCTTTTGGCTGCTACAGAGGATCGCAGACCGAAGTTTGCTGCGAATTAAGTGGGACTCAGAACCCAGCCTACGCCCGACTGGACACAGGTAGACCGCATTACGCCGCCGTAACTGTGTTGAGAGGCTACGGGGGAACCTTCCCAAGCCGACCCGAAATGAGTGAGGCGAAAGCCTGCGAGGAACCGGGAGAAGGGGGTGTAGCAAGCACCGTAATCCTCGACTGCAGAACGCTTGCATGTGTCTGCTGGCCCCGTTATGTCCCATCCCGACCGACAGGTTGAATGGCAGGAGGCAAACCACTAAGGGCAGCAATGCTCTTAGGTGAGTTCTGCCCCTAGCGAACCCTCCCTCCCTCTAGGTTAAATAAATATATTATGAGTAGAGCCGGAAACAAAAGTTCTCTGGCAACGTTGCCAACAGGAAACCAAAGAATCCAGCTGTCACTTAGGTGACATTTTTTTGTTGACCAGTGGTGCACATAAGCGTACATTTCTGCACATGGCAGCAGCAAGACTGTCATTCATCAACCTAAATTGGAGTAAGCAAATGAGCGTGAAAGAAGAGACTGGTGTTATCACCGCCCCCAAGTTTGGCACCGTGCAGTTCATCATCGAGGGCACTGCCCCGCTGGTGGTGGAGCGGTTCAGCAAGAAGGCGGAGCTGATGGCCAAGATGGCAGAGGGTTCATCTGCCAAGAACAAGAAAGAGCGTAGTGCACGGGACTATGACAAAGAGGCCGAGGAGGCCCGTTACCGTTCGCCCGAGGGCTGGGAGGGTATGAATGCTGCGGCCTTCCGCGCGGCCATGATCAGTGCCTGCCGTCTGGTGGGTTTCAAGATGACGCTGGCTAAGCTATCCACCTTTGTTGAGGCTGACGGGTTTGATAAGAACGACGGGGTTCCGTTGGTCCAGATCTATGGTGAGAGCCACACGTATACCGCTCACACCCGCAACGCGACCGGCGTGGTGGATGTGCGTTCACGTCCGATGTATCGCAAGTGGGCGGCCAAGCTGTCGGTGCGGTATGACATGGACCAGTTCAAGATGACAGATGTATTGAACCTTGTGTCCCGTTGCGGGATGCAGGTAGGGATCGGGGCGGGCCGTCCTGACAGCAAGGCTTCGGCTGGCTGTGGGTTTGGTCTGTTCCGTGTGGTGGAGACCGACCGCGAGAAAGAGGTCAAGAAGCAATTCAAGATCAATTGATTCGCTAGGCAGGCATGGCTAGGCGCGGATCGGCGCGGCCAGGATCGTCAGGGCAGGCAGGGCGGGGAACGGCTTGGCTGGGATCGGCTTGGGCCGGCGCGGTTTGGAATGGCAGGCGAGGCAAGGCACGACGGGGTAAGACCCGGAGAGGCAGGGCAGGCTTGGAGAGGCGGGTATAGGCCAGGCCGGGAATGGTGTGGTGCGGAATGGCAACGCAGGCTAGGCGAGGCCGGGATAGGAGTGGTATCGCAAGGACTGGCAGGCGAGGAGAGGCTTGGCAAGGACGAGCAAGGCGTGGTTTGGCAACTCAAGGCAGGCGTGGTGAGTCGAGGTTCGGTCAGCTTTGGATTGGGAAGGCAGGCAAGGTGTGGCGAGGCGAGACCGGGTACGGCATGGCCGGGTGTGGCAGGCATGGTTAGGCTCGGAGCGGCCGGGATCGGCTAGGCAGGCAATTTTTTAACAGGAGAGAAGCATGAGTTTGGAAATTGAAAAGACAGTACTGATGGATATTGCCAAGAAAAACGGCGGCATTCTTCAGGTGGATGCGGTGTTGGACGAGGCCAAGGACGAGAACAGTCCTTTGCACAGTCACTTTGAGTGGGATGACAGTGCTGCCGCGGAAGCGCACCGCCGCTATCAGGCGCGCGTCCTGATCCAGCGATGCAAGATCACCATCGTGGATTCTGAACCAACCACCATTCGGGCATTTGTTAGCCTTCAGTCAGACCGAGAAGCTGGCGGCGGCTATCGCATGACGACCAAGGTCATGGACGACGAGGCCCTGCGGGAGGAGTTCCTGCGGGACATCCGTCTGACCATTGCGCGCTGGAACCAGAAGCTGAACCTGCTGGACTCCATCACCGCGGAGCTGATCTACAAGTTGGAAGATGCCGTGCAGCCGGCAACGGCACCACTGGAGAAGCGGGCATGAAGCGTGCCCTGATCTTGGCGCTCATGGTGGGCTCGGCGCATGCTGAGTTCATGGACGGCAACAAGTTACTCTCTGATCTTCAGAGTGGTTATGTTGAGAACAGGATGTACGGCATGGGCTACATCATTGGGATAGCCGACATGGGTCGTGGTTATATCAATTGCATGCCTGAAAACGCAACCGCCGGACAAATTCGAGACATGGTCAAGAACTATCTCGAGAACACGCCGGCTGAGCGGCATCAAACGGGGGACATATTGATCAACCGGGTTCTCAAGGCCGTCTGGCCGTGCGCTAGGCGTGGCAATTCAATGTAAGGGGAAACAGGTGACAACGATTCAGAAGATGCTCACAGAGCTTAACTTCCACATGACGCAGGAGAAGATCGGCGCCGAGGTTGGCCTATCTCAGGCAGCCATTTCCCGGCTGATCCATGGCGTTTCCCAAAACACCACGTACCAGCAGGGGGCGAAGATCAAGACGCTGTATGACCAGCACTTTCCTGAAGAGGTTCAAGACCGCGTGGAGGCGGCGGCTAAGATCAAGGACTTGAAGAAGGCTTTGGTCATTGCTCAAGGTAACTTTGAGGAGGCCAAGGCTCACGTCGAGGATCTTCAGAAGCGGCTCAACGGGGTTATGGGGCGGCGCTGCTGGCTATGCCGGTTCAAGAATTTCTTTAAGGGGTGATCATGAAGACGGACGAAGACGAAGCATTCGATGATCTCGAGAAGGCGCAGGGCTGGCGCAAGCGGCAGATTGCTGAGAAGGTAAACGTTGATATAGATCCATACACGGCCAAGGTCAGGAACGACACAATTGAGGAGGTGGCGCAGGCCATTGAGAAATTCAAAGGCGCGTTTGGGCAGACCACGGTGGACAGCTTTGCCATCTACATCAGAGGGCTGAAGCGATGACTTTTGACCAGTGGTGGGACACGCTCACTATCAAAGAGCAGACCGTGATTGGAAAGAACAATGCCAAGTTTGTGTGGCAGCAGGCATGTGAGACTGTGGCTACCATGATTGAGGATGCTCCGTCTCTGGTGTCGTTTGTAAAGAATGAGCAAAACGGCTGCTTAATCTGTGGCTTTACCCCAAAGATTGCCAGCGCCTCCATTCGGGCGTTGGCAAAGAGTTAATAATGCGCAAGACAAAAACACAAAGGAGGACAGATGGCAAGGGACATATCGCAGTGGACGGTAAGGCCAAAGGGCGCGGCAAGGCAGCCGTCCAAGAAAGAAATTCGGGAGAAGGCGGAGCAGGAGTACAGGTACTGGCTGGCAATGTTGCAAGCGCATCAGCACCTGTGGAATGCCAAGTGGGAGTCAGCACCGAACCCGTTCGTGGCGTGGCAACAGTACAAGGCGGACCGACCAGTCAGGCAGAAGATTCTGGGCCCGTACCTGAAAGCCAAAGATCTGCACCTGTCAGTAAGGGAGCGATGATGGGAGAGCTGATTGACTATGCCTACCCCTGCATGATGGCCGAACGGGCCCTGCACGAGGTTCACAAGAGCATGCTGCGTGGCGACTATGAGACTGCTCTCAAGGAGGCAAACATTGCCCTCGTCGAGACCAGGATCATGATTAACTCAATCAAAGACATGCGGGAAAACGCTGACAAAAGGCGCTGATCTGTTACACTAAAATGCAGATATGTGCACATGAAACCAATGGCAACGTTGCCATTCACCTGCTGAACATGGAGGCAAAATGAATAAAAAAGGTTTACAAATCAATGATACTGTGAGGTGTTATCCGCGCACGCTGATGGAAGCGTTTCCGTGCCATGAGCCGTATGCCATTGAGCACTACAAGCGCAAGATAAATCCGTGGCCATGGATTGTGGCGGCCGCATGTGGGTGGGCGTTTCTATGCTATCACTTAGTGTGACTGCCGCGGACGAGTGCCGGCACCGGTGGGAGGAGTTCAAGCCCACGATCAAGGGCTGCGTTGCTTATCGGTGTGACCGATGTAATGAGTTGAGGATAACAATTTTGGAGAAGCGAAATGAAGAAGACCAGAAGCGCGCTGACGGAGGCGCACAAAAAGTTTGAGGAGATTCTGACCCTGAAGGGGCTGGACTTTTCTTGGGACGGTAAGAAGTACAACACGACCAATATCCAGACCAAGTGGCGTTACTTTGCGCTCGGGTTCTTGGCCAACAACAAGGGGAAAGCATAATGTTTGACGCAACCAAGCCGCTGCCGATATCGGCCATTCGTATTGACGGGGGCACGCAGTCCCGCAGCATGATCTTGCAGGACATGGTGGACAACTATGCTGCAGCCATGGCAGATGGCGCAGAGTTCCCGCCTGTCGTTGTATTCTTTGATGGCAAAGAGTACTGGCTGGCAGATGGATTTCACCGCTACCATGCCACGCGCAAGAACAAGCGCGCCAGCATAGTTGCCAACATAGCCAAGGGCACGGTGCGTGATGCGATTCTGTACTCGTTCGGGGCCAACGGCACGCACGGCATGCAGATGACCAACGAAGACAAGCGTCGTGTTGTGATGGAGATGCTGAACGACTTTGAGTGGAGTGAGTGGTCTGATCGTGAGATTGCACGGGCGTGTCATGTGTCGCACACATTCGTTGCCAAGATGCGCAACGGTGTTGCACCCGATACTGTCAAGGTTCGCAATCAAAGCGGTGAAGTGTTTGAGCGTAAGCGTGAAGCACCAAAGGTCAAGCCCGCCCCTGTCGTCAAAGAGGAGCCGCAGGTCAACCCGTTTGAGACGGAGCAGGCTGAGACAATCAAGTTCCTGATTGGCGAGAATGAGAAGCTGATCGACCAGCTGGCAGTCAAGGGATCAGAAGATCCGAAGGCAGCAGAGGAGTTGATTGCTGAGTTGCGCGCGCAGATCAAAGTGCTCGAGGTGGAGTTGGCCGCGGTGAAGGTAAGCCGGGACCAGTTCCAAGCGGAGAACAGTCAGCTAAAGCGCCAGGTTGCATCGTATCAACGTCAGCTGAAGAAAGCAGCGTAACCCAAGCCGAAGCCGGGCGGCTAGTCCCGGCAGTGGAGTTCTTATGTCACTGAATCTACGTCAGTATCAATCTGACATCATTGCCAATTTGCGTAGTGGGTTTGCAGCAGGCAAGCGTCATCAGGTTCTGTATGCACCAACTGGTGCCGGCAAAACTGAGATGGCCATTGCTCTGCTGGAGGCCACAAAGAACAAGGGCAACAAGGCGGCCATGCTGCTGGACCGCATCGTTCTGTGTGACCAGACCAGCCAGCGCCTCGAGAAGTACAGCATCGACCACGGCGTCCTGCAGTCAGGGCACTGGCGTTATCGCCCGTACGAGAACATTCAAATCTGCTCGGCCCAGACTATCGAGAAGCGTGGCGCATTCCCTGACTTGTCGTTGCTGATCATCGATGAGTGTCACCAGACGCGCGAGCAGACGATTGATTTCATCAAGAACAACCCGGATATCAAAGTCATTGGCCTGACTGCAACGCCATTCACCAAGGGGCTGGGCAAGGTGTACGACAACGTCGTCTCCTCTATCACCACCAAGCAGCTGGTGGATCAGGGCGTGCTCGTGCCCTTGCGTGTGTTCATTGCCAAAGAGATCGACATGTCGGGCGCCAAGAAGGTGGCCGGCGAGTGGTCGCAGGCAGAAGCATCCAAGCGTGGCATGAAGATCACCGGTGACGTGGTTACTGAGTGGGTGAAGATGACGCACGAAGTGTTCGGCCGCCCGCGCAAGACCATTGTGTTCTGCTCCGGTGTCGAGCACGGCATGGACCTGTCGCGCAAGTTCGCAGAGGCTGGCTACAACTTCATCAGCATCAGCTATCGAGATGATGATGAGTTCAAGAAGGAAGTTATCGAGGACTTTGCCAAGCCGGACACAGAGATTCATGGTCTGATCGCCACAGACATTCTGACCAAAGGGTTTGACGTGCCTGACGTGATGATCGGCGTGTCTGCCAGGCCGTTCAGCAAATCCCTCTCCTCCCACATTCAGCAGATGGGTCGAGTGATGCGCGCCAACATGGCTGATCCAGAGTCCAAGCCGTTTGCTCTGTGGCTGGACCACTCGGGCAACTACCTGCGCTTCCGCGAGGATTGGGAAGACGTGTACGAGAACGGCGTGCACGAGCTGGATGATGGCAAAGAGAAGCCCAAGAAAGAACCAACCGAGAAGGAAAAGAAAGAAGCCAAGTGCCCGCGGTGCGAGGCGTACATGCCCAAGTTTGCAGACACCTGTTCTCACTGCGGTTACGTGCGCGAGAAGAAAAACCTGGTGGATAGCGTGCCGGGTGAGATGACAGAGCTGCAGGCCATGAGCCGTGAGAACAAGCAGGCATGGTGGTCGATGTGCCAGTGGAAGGTGCAGCACGAGGGCTGGTCGCCCGGGCGCGCGGCCCACACATACAAAGACAAGTTCGGCGTATGGCCAAAGGGTTTGGTCGATGTGCCCGCTCCTCCCAACATTGCATTTGAGAAGGCGGTCAGGGCGTCAGTCATCCGCTACATCAAGGGCCTCAAGAAGAAAGTATCGTGATGGACTTCCTAAGTTTTTGCCGGGCACATGGAATCATGATTAGCTATCCCCCGCCCATCGGCGTGTGGAAACGATTCCCCACAGATGACCACCCAAAGAAGCGCAACGGTGCGGTCAAGTTCATGGGTGACCATGCGTTTGTGCAGAACCATGCGACAGACACAGAGGTTTCAATCTGGAAGGATGAGGGCGCAACGGAGGGGGCCAAGCGTGACTATCAGGCGCTGGCTACCAAGGCAGAGCAGGATCGCCTCCGCATGCAGCGCGAAGCAGCGGGCAAAGCCGCCTACATACTCAAGCAATGTGGGATAGGCAAGCACGACTACCTCAAGCGCAAGGGGTTCGGCGAGGAGGAGGGCAACGTCTGGGTGTACGAGGGCAAGCAGTTCCTCGTGATACCCATGCGGGTGGACGGCAGTCTGGTCGGGTGTCAGATCATTGATGCGGACGGGACAAAGAAGTTTCTATTCGGCCAGCGTACATCGGGCGCAGAGTTCTGCTTTGACAACAAGGGCCCCCACATTCTGTGCGAGGGGTATGCCACGGCCTTGTCGATCCGTGCTGCACTCAAGTCAATGAAGCGGCGGTATACCCTGCATGTTTGTTTCTCGGCCGGCAACATGAAGAAGATCGCCTCCACAATTCAGGAGCCGGGCCTGATCGTGGCGGACAATGACGCCTCCGCTACCGGGGAACGCACGGCCAAGGAGATTGGCTGGCCGTATTGGTTGAGTGATGTGGTGGGGGAGGATGCCAACGACACGCACCAGCGGGTTGGCCTGTTCAAGTTCTCGCAGAGTCTGGTCAAGTCATTGAACCAGCTCGCATCGCGCAATGGGTAGCACGAACATCATTTCGCCTCCACTACTGGAGTCCTTGCGGATGAGGGCCTCGAGCACCTCGAGCCCGATGTTCATGACCTTTTCGCCATGCCCATAGCTATCCGCGCGGACAGAAACGTTGCCGTTTTCGTCCTCGTACAGATAGATTGCGAACATGGAGCGCCTGAACATAGGCGCATTTTGATACTTTTTTGTGCAAAGGTGAATACTTTTGTTGCCGTGTGGCAACGGCGCCTCCGCTATTAGAAGGGCGCCTCCTCTACATCATCGGGGTAAGTGATGGGTTTTGGCGGGGGTTGTTCTACCTGCTCGCCATTGCAGATTGGGAAGGGCCAGGGCCATTGCCCCGGTTCTTCGGTCATACCGCCTCCGCTATCGGGTTTGCCTCCACTACTCGCGTGGCAGTGGTGCCAATGTCCGCGGGCAAATGGTGGTAGATATCTTGCGCGGCAAGTGACGCCTCCGCTATCGAATCCGCGGCGAGTGTGATTGTCTTGCGCGTGGTGGCTTCAATGGTGACGGTGAATAGTTGCATTGCTGGCTCCATCAGTTGGGGATTGAATTACAACCCGGCGTGTGGCCGGGCGTCTGTCACTTGTGCGACACTTCGCGGGCCTCTTGTCGGCCCCGTTCGATTAGTCGGCGGGCCTCGGTTCGGTCGTCGATGTGCTCTGCCTCGATCATTGCGCGGAGGGTCTGGGCCTGGATTTGTCCTCGCTCGAATTTAAACCCGGCTTCAATGTAGGCGTGCTCTGAGTGCTTCATGTTCTCCCCTTACGCGTTGCAGCAGCCGCAGCAGGGGGCATCCTCGCACAATCCTGCTTTGTTGCGGTAGTATTCGCGCCCACCGGCGCGCCAGTAGTTGGAGCGATAGCGGCGCTGTGCTTGAATCATGTAACGGCCAACGCTGGCGGCGGTTTCCGGGTCTAGTTCCGGGTCGATATCGCGGGCGAGTTCTTCGGCGTGGTCAATGGTGCGGGTGGTGTTCATGTCATGCCCCGATTGCTTTGTAAACTGCGGCGCGGGCCCGATCCAGTACGGGCAAGCTGGCATCTCGTTGATCGTCCAACAAATCCACCAGGGCGCGGAGTAGGTCGGGCGCGGCGGCGATTAGTTGGGCGTCTGAGGGGTTGCGAGTGTCGCTGTAAACCACCTCGCCCACTGCATGCCCTTGCGGGCCGTTGATTAGGTAAACCCGGGGGCTGGCGCCATGTTGGATTGTCCAAGGGCCGGGGGTGTGTTCGGTTTTCATGGTGTGACCTTTCAAGCTGTAAGGATGGGGACAACCCGGCGGCGCTGGTGTCCGGGGGCGTGGTCGAGAATTACGATATCGCGGGCGGCTTTGCTAGTTCCACCGCAAAGCATACAGTCGGCGCATTGGGTGCGTTTCCCGGCTTCGGCGGATGCGGGGCAGGTTATTTCACCGGCTTGGTGGTCGGCTTGGTGCGTTACCCGGAAAACCCGGAGCCCGAACAGATTTGCCAGCGCGGCATCGTCCGGGGTGTCGGCTGATGCCATTACTAGGCGTTTCCAGCGGTCAGAATCAAACCCGCGGCGCTTCCATTGGTGGCTGTAACCCGTGTGGCCCGCGGTGTACTGGGTGAGCGTTTCCCACAAGCCAACGGGCCCAGCGTAGGGGTCGCCATATGTCCCGAGCCTGAGTTTTAACCCGGCAATAATCGCGGCGGCCTCGTCCGGTGTGACGCGCGTGTAATTGCCCCGGCGGTAGGCGTTGAATACTTGTAGGGGCCCGCGCCCTATGTTGACGTAGCAGGGCGGTTTCCCGGTTTTGCGGGCCAGCTTGGGGCGGTGTTCGCATTGTCCGCATATGCTGGCATCGTTGCCGACCTTGGCGGCGGTCACGGGGTCAACATCGGCGCGGAGAATGTATGACTGGACTAGGTGTCCGGTTTTGCTGTTCTTGCTTTTGGCCTTGATGCCAACTAGCACAATGACGATTGGCGCTCCATCGATGCGGCTGGGGCCTTCGTAGACTATCAATCCCTTCATGATGCAATCCCTTCGGGTAGGTTGGACTCGTGGCGCTCGGCGATGGTGTAACCCAAGGCGCGGATTTGGCGGAGCGTGTCGAGCGTGAGGGTTTTCGTGCCGGCGATGCGGGCAAATTGGCGGGCCTGTTCACAAGCTGGGTAGATAACCGGGTTGCCGTAAACCCGGCGGACGGTGACGGTGATTGTGTTCATGCTGTGACCTTTCGGGCGGTAATGCGGACGGTGAATGTCGGTTCTGTGGCTTGCGTGGTGTAGGCGCGCACCAGTTGGGCGGAGGGTTGCAGTCGGGCGGCGATTGCTTGCCAATCGGTTTTCACCGGGTAAGCCTCGGAAATGGTCGCGCGGTGCTTGGTTCCGTCAACGGCTCGAACCTCGGCGGCGATAAGCGCGGCCTTGTAGGTGTCGGCGCGGGCTTGAAGTTCGGCGATTTCGGCCTTGATGGTGGCGAGGGTGTCCACAATGTCGGCGAGTTCTTCGGGGGTGAATAGTTCGGTTTTCATGGTTTCATGCTCCAAAAGTAAAGGGCAAAGGGAAGGGCAAAAAGTGCGGCGCAAATTAGAACGGCGAGGGCGTCTCTCATAGGGTCACCCGTTCGGCGAGTGCTTCGGATATCTCGCCGGACCGGGCGAGATGGTCAACAAAATCAACGAAGGCGCACCGGGTGTCAGTGCAATAGTCGCGGCGGGTGTTGTCCTCGCGGGTCCAGTCGCGGGTCGGGTAGCGGCGGCGGTCGGCGGTCGGGTGCGCTGCCCAGAATGCGGCGCGGATTTGCTTCTGTGTGGTCATCATGGCGGGTTGTCCTTAGTCAAGGTCGAGGGGTTGCTGGCCGGTGTACTGGTGGCGGGTGTCGGGGAAGTCGTCCGGGTCGATGTAGTCCGGATCGCGGGGGTTGGTGGTGCGGTTCATGCGGGCGCGGTGGCGGCGGTTCGCGGCTTCGGCGTTGCGCAAGTCCTCTAGGGTGGAGTCGTTGTCGGTCATGGTGTCAAGCCTCCCAAATTGCATACCCGCGCGGCATCCGGGTCATGCCGTGTTGGTGTTTGAATCGTTGCAGGGCGTCCGTCTTGGTTGTGCCGTAGGCGGTCATGGCGTAAACCCATCCGGGCAAGTGAATCGCGAATTGCTTCATGGTGTCATTCTCCGAAGATGAAAGCGGCGCCCATGACGCCGAAGGCGAGCAGGGAAACCAGCGCAAGGGTTAGGGAAATACTGCCGGCGAGCAGGGCGATGGAAACAGTCAGGGCGCCAGCGGCACCGATGAGGGCGGCGGCGATGCGCAGGGCGGTGATTACGGGGTCGTTCATATTGCTAGTCCTTTCAAGGGTTGTATGCATTGGGGTAATGCATAGGCGCGATGCTGTCATCATTCCCGGGAGTGCTCAAGCGTTCGGTGTCGCGTATGTGACTGGCCTGGACGATTTGTGTATTTTTGTTTCCAGAAAATGCCGGGGTTGTGTGTACTTTCGGGGTTGTCAAGGGCTAGGTGTCGCCCAGGTGACAGTTCCCCATTTGTTCCGGTATGATGGGCCCCGTGTTCAAAGCGAAGCGAGCCAGCATGAATCGTCCATCTAGGAAAGCAATACGAGAGGCACTAGACCAAGTACCAATAGACCATGTGCTAGGGGTAGCAGGGGAGTTGACCCATAAGCAAAAGACATTCGCCCGTCTCGTGGCATCCGGTAACACGGGAGCCGATGCCTACCGCAAAGCCTACAAAGCCACCGGGAAGCCTAAGACCGTGGGAGACAATGCCAGCAAGCTTAAGCGCGATACCCGAATAAAAGCGGAGATCGAAGCCTTCAAGCTGGCAAACGAGGCGGCTGCATATCATGCGCCCCAACAACTGAGGGCCCTAGTAATCCATTCTCTCGTGCAAGTCGTGACCGATCCGGACGCAAAACAAGCGACAAAGGTGCAAGCGGCAAAGGTTCTGGGCACAGTCGCGGGCGTGGACGCATTCGTTCACCGGTCAGAACACCGGGTTATCAAGACCAGCGAAGATGCTCGAGCCCAGTTGCTCGCGAAGTTGCGGCAGGTCATGAATGCGGATGCCGTGGACGTGTTGTCGCGTGACGCTGAGTCGTTGCTGGCTGAGATCGTGCCGAGCGAGCCCGACCCCGTGAGCGAACCCGCGGTCGACCCGGGAGCGACCCCCACCCCCCAAAATGCCGATTGGAGTCCCACTCTGCCATTACATACTATTCCGCACACCCAATCCCTTCAAAATTCCATTGACCCCCCTCCCCCCATCGAAAATCCTGCCGACGATCTGGAGTTAGAACTTAGAAACACCCCCCGTTAATGAATACTTTGAGATTACCCCCGGGGTATATTTTTAAAACTTTTAGGAGTGATGAATGGCAACGTTGCCATTGGTTGTTAATCGGGAGATGGCTCGTCGGCCGAGGGTTAGGCGTGAGGATTGTTTGGAGGTTGGCATGAGTCCGGTGCAGAGGGAGGTATTTTTGATTGTGGATGAGTGGTGGAAGAGGTTTGGTCACAGTCCGACGCTCCGGCAGATAGCGGAGATGAGGGGGAAGAGTGGGGTTGGGAACACGAAGGAGATAGTGGACCGGCTGGTGAAGTTGGGGGTATTGAAGAGGTTGGAGAGGCGGCGCAGCATTCGGCCGGTGTATATAAATTTTCGGACGATAGAGTGAAAAGATGACGGAAAAGTTGCTTGATGTTTTGCCGGTGGACATATCGCCTGAGAGGATGAAGGCGTTTGTGGAGTCGTTGCCGCAGGAGCAATTTGGGATGTTGGCGGAGGAGATAGAGGATTGGCAGAATGCGGTGGTGAGGGAGAAGGCGCAGGGGAGTTTTATGGAGTATGTGAAGCAGATGTGGCCTGGGTTTGTGCATGGGCGGCATCATGCTTTGATGGCGAAGAAGTTTGAGGCTATAGCGCGGGGGGAGACAAAGCGAGTGATTATTAACATGCCGCCGCGGCATACGAAGTCTGAGTTTGCGTCGTACTTGTTTCCAAGCTGGTATTTGGGGAAATTTCCGCACAAGAAGATCATTCAGTGTTCGAACACTGGGGAGTTGGCGGTTGGGTTTGGTCGGAAGGTGAGGAACTTAGTGGGGAGTGAGGCGTACTCGAGGGTATTTCCTGATGTGACGTTGCGGCAGGACAGTAAGGCGGCTGGCCGTTGGAGTACTAATAAGAACGGGGAGTATTTTGCTATTGGTGTTGGGGGAACTGTGACGGGTAAGGGCGGGGATATTGTGATCATTGACGATCCGCACTCGGAGCAGGAGGCTGCTTTGGCGGCTGGGAACCCGGAGGTGTATCAGAAGGTGTATGAGTGGTACACGTCTGGGCCGCGGCAGCGTTTACAGCCTGGCGGGTCGATTGTTTTGGTGATGACGAGGTGGGCTGATGGGGATTTGACGGGTCGAGTGCTGTCTGATTCGCTGAAAAGGAGCACTGGAGAGGACTGGGATGTGATCGAATTGCCTGCGATTTTGCCGTCTGGCAAGCCTTTGTGGCCGGAATTCTGGTCGCTGAAGGAATTGGAGGCGCTGAAAGAGGAATTGCCGCCGAGTAAGTGGAATGCGCAGTACCAGCAGAGGCCCACGGGTGAGGAAGGGGCGCTGGTAAAGCGGGATTGGTGGAAGATTTGGGAGGGTGAGAGGGCGCCGCCGTGCGAATTCATCATCCAGAGTTGGGATACGGCGTTCACGAAGAACGAGAGGAGCGACTATTCGGCGTGTACGACATGGGGGGTGTTCCATAGGAACGAGGATGAGCGGGATATCAACCTCATATTATTAGATGCGTTCCAAGAGAGGATGGAATTTCCTGAGTTGAAGGAAAAAGCGCTGGAGTTGTACAGGGAATGGGAGCCTGATACGTGCATTATTGAGGCGAAGGCGGCTGGTGCGCCGTTGATTTTTGAGTTGAGGCGCATGGGGATAGCGATTCATGACTACACGCCGACGCGGGGGAACGATAAATTTGTTCGTTTGAATTCGGTGACTGATTTGTTCAAGTCGGGTAAAGTATGGGCGCCTGATACCAGTTGGGCGAGAGAGGTAATTGAACAGATGGCTGCGTTCCCAAATGCATCGCACGATGACTTGGTGGACTCGACGACCCAGGCCCTGATCAGGTTCAGGCAGGGGGGATTTTTGCGGCTGGATTCTGACGAGGACGATGATCCTGTCACGTTTAGGCGCAAGGCTGCTTACTATTAAGGATTCATATGGCCACGAACATCGACAAAGCTTTCAATCAAGCGCCGCTTGGGATTGATTCGCTAGATCAAATGGTGGAGGAAGGCCCTCCAATTGAGATTGAAATCGAAAATCCAGATAGCGTGACGATTGGCGTCGATGGGATGGAAATTGAGATTGAGCCGGCGCGCGAAACAGCAGAAGATTTTGACGCAAACCTGGCCGAGTACATGGACGAGAGCGATCTGGTCCGTATTGCCGGCGACCTGATCGGCGACTTTGAAGAAGACTTGGCCTCCCGTAAGGACTGGATTCAGACATATGTAGATGGCCTCGAGCTTCTTGGCATGAAGATCGAAGAGCGGTCAGAGCCTTGGGAAGGTGCCTGCGGTGTGTACCACCCGATCATGGCCGAAGCGCTGGTGAAGTTTCAGTCCGAGACGATGATGGCCACGTTTCCAGCGGCCGGCCCGGTTAAGACGGAGATTGTGGGCCTCGAGACCCCGGCCAAGAAAGAGGCTGCTCTGCGCGTAGAGAAGGACATGAACTACCGTCTGACGGACAAGAATAAAGAGTTCCGTCCTGAGCACGAGCGGATGCTGTGGGGCCTGGGCCTGTCTGGCAACGCTTTCAAGAAGGTGTACTACGACCCGCACATGGAGCGTGAGACATCTATATTTGTGCCGGCAGAAGATCTGGTTGTGCCTTATGGCGCATCAGACTTGGAGTCGTCACCGCGTATTACGCATGTGATGCGCAAGACAGAGAACGATGTCCGCCGTCTGCAGGTGGCCGGGTTCTGGAGAGACATTGACCTTGGCGAGCCGGACGTGGTGCTCGATGAGGTGGAAAAGAAGATTGCAGAACGTCTGGGTTTTAGAGCCACGACTGACGACCGCTTCCGTATCCTAGAGATGAATGTGGACCTTGACCTCAAGGGCTACGAGCATACGGATGATGAGGGTGAGCCAACGGGCATTGCTCTGCCGTACATTGTGACGATTGATAAGAACACGTCGCAGGTTCTGGCTATCCGTCGCAACTGGAGGCCGGAAGATAAGAACTGCCGTAAGCGCGCGCACTTTGTGCACTATGGCTACATCCCGGGTTTTGGCTTCTATCACTTTGGTTTGATCCACCTGATTGGAGCTTTTGCCAAGTCGGGCACGTCGCTGATCCGCCAACTGGTAGATGCCGGTACGCTGAGCAATCTGCCGGGTGGTTTCAAGGCCCGCGGCCTGCGCGTCAAAGGTGACGACACGCCCATCTCCCCGGGCGAATTCCGTGACGTGGATGTACCTAGCGGCACGATCAAAGACAACCTGATGACGCTCCCGTACAAAGAGCCGAGCCAGACGTTGCTGCAGTTGCTGAACCAGATCATCCAAGACGGCCGCCGTTTTGCGAACACGGCCGACCTGCAAATCAGCGACATGTCATCGCAGGCCCCGGTCGGCACGACGCTGGCCATCCTCGAGCGCACGTTGAAAGTGATGAGTGCTGTCCAGGCGCGCATTCACTTCTCGTTCAAAGAAGAGTTGGGTTTGATCAGAGACATCATCCGCGACTACACGCCGGATGACTATGACTATGTCCCGGTTGAAGGTAGCCGCTCGGCCAAAAAGTCTGACTACGATGATGTGGATGTGATTCCGGTCTCTGACCCGAACGCATCGACGATGGCCCAGAAGATTGTGCAGTACCAGGCTGTGTTGCAGCTGGCTCAGACAGCGCCGCAGATGTACAACATGCCTCTGCTGCACCGTCAGATGTTGGATGTGCTCGGCATCAAGAACGCCAACAAGCTCATTCCGATGGATGAGGACCAGAAGCCGACGGACCCGGTGACGGAAAACCAGAATGTATTGATGGGCAAACCGGTCAAGGCGTTTGCTTATCAAGATCACCAGGCTCACATCATGGTCCACATGTCGGCCATGCAAGACCCGAAGATCATCCAGTTGTTGCAGAACAACCCGATTGCGCCGCAGCTGCAGGCAACCATGATGTCTCATATCAATGAGCACCTTGGGTTTGAGTACCGCAAGCAGATCGAGATGCAGTTGGGCATGTCCCTGCCGCCCCAGAAGGACGATGCAGGAGAAGACGTGCACATGGACCCCGAGGTCGAAGCTCGTTTGGCACCCATGTTGGCACAGGCTGCTCAGCGTCTGACGCAACAAAACCAAGCGCAGGCCCAGCAGCAGCAAGCTCAACAGCAAGCACAAGACCCGATCATCCAGATGCAACAGCAGGAGCTGGCCATCAAGCAGGCCGAGCAACAGCGCAAGGCTGCCAAGGATGCGGCAGATATCAAATTGAAAGAAAACCAGCAACGGATCGAGGCTTCACGCATATTGGCGCAAAACAATATGTCTATGAAGCAGGCTGTGCTGAGGGCGGGTGTGGACGTGTACAAAGACAACGCTATACGCTCGCATGAGAAGAAAGTGAACGCCCGAGAAATCATGGCAGACGCACTTAAAACCGTGTACCAAAATAAATCAAAACCGACAAAAGGTGAATGATGGACGCTCTTGAAGTACTCACAAAGCAGACCGACGAAAAGGTTGCGCAGATTAAGGACTACCTGTCAGAAGGGAAGGCCGAATCGTTTGAGGAGTACAAAAGACTCTGTGGTGAGATTCGTGGTCTGCTCACTGCCAGAGGTTACATACTAGACCTGCAACAAAACTTGGAGAACGCGGATGACGACTGAGATCCTTATCGGCTCAAACCCCGATAAACCGGAGATCGTAGGTTCATACAAACTGGAAGCAACAGCAGAGGAAAAGGCAAAACAACTGCCCCGTCCCTCTGGCTACAGAATTCTTTGTGCCATACCAGAAGTGGAGAAAGAATTTGAGGACAGCTCTATTGGTCTAGTGAAGTCTGAATTAACCATTGATTACGAAGAGAAGCTGGCAACGGTGCTTTTTGTCGTAGACCTTGGACCAGATTGCTACAAAGACCAGCAGCGTTTTCCCAGCGGACCCTGGTGCAAGAAAGGTGATTTCGTCATTGTTCGACCCAATGCCGGCACACGCCTTCTGATCCACGGCCGTGAGTTCAGACTCATCAACGATGATTCTGTAGAGAGCGTGGTCGACGACCCGCGTGGCATCAAACGAGCCTAAAAGGAGCCTTCAAAAATGGCACAAATGGAAACCCAAGAATTCAAGTTCCCCGACGAAATTGAAGAGAGCAAAGCCTCTGCTGAAGAGCAGCAAGAGGAAAAGTTTGAGATTGAAATCGAGGACGACACTCCAGAAGAAGACCGCGGCCGGCAGCCAATGCCCAAGCAGCTGGTCGAGAACCTGGAGAAAGACGAGCTAGAAGCCTACGACGATGAGGTTAAGTCAAAGCTCAAGCAGATGCGCAAAGTCTGGCACGACGAGCGCCGCGAGAAAGAGGCGGCCCTGCGCGAACAGCAAGAAGCTTTGGCCTTGGCCAAGAAGCTGATGGAAGAGAACAAACGTATTAAAACTATCCTGACTACGGGAGAAAAGGAATACGTTGAGTCTATTCAGAACTCTGCGAACCTTGAGCTGGAAATGGCTAAGAGGGCGTTCAAAGAGGCGTACGAATCTGGCGATGCAGATCAAGTTGCGGATGCGCAACAGAAGATGCAGGAAGCCACGTTGCGGGCAATGCAAGCTAAAAGTTTCAAAATGCCCCCTTTACAGGAGCAAGAAGTTCCTGTACAAACCGCAACTGTACAGCAGCCACAGGTTCCTCAACCCGATCGACGTGCGTTAGCGTGGCAAGAACGCAATAGCTGGTTTGGTCAAGATGAGGAGATGACGGCCACTGCGCTGGGGCTTCATGAGAAGCTCCGCCGCAATGGAGTCGTTGTTGGCTCTGACGAGTATTACGACACATTGGACAAAACAATGCGTCGCCGATTCCCCGAGAACTTCGGTGTCACGGAAGAGTCGCAGACAGAGGTCCGGCAGCCAGCACGCAAACCTGCGGCAGTTGTGGCCCCAGCGGTTCGTAGTACGGCTTCGAACAAAGTGAAGCTGAAAACGAGCCAAATGGCCTTGATCAAAAAACTAGGCATATCTCCTGAGCAGTATGTGAAGGAGTTTTTGAAGGAGTCACAAAATGGCTGAAAAACGACTTTCTCGTGAATTTGACACGCGTGCGGTATCAGAGCGTCCCCAGCAGTGGGCACTCCCTGAGTCTTTGCCTGAGCCTGACAAAGAGGCCGGCTACTCATACCGTTGGATTCGCGTTTCCACTTTGAACGTGGCAGATCCCCGTAACCTCTCGGCCAAACTACGCGAGGGATGGGAGCCAGTGCGAATGGAAGAACAACCCAAATTCCAACTGTTAGCTGATCCCAACAGTCGATACAAAGATAGTATTGAGATTGGCGGTTTGTTGCTCTGCAAAACCCCGGTTGAATTTGTGAAGCAGCGTAATGACTATTACGCCAAGCAGACGCAAGATCAGACGGAAGCTGTGGATAACAATCTGATGCGCCAAAGCGATGCCCGGATGCCGATCTTCAAAGAGCGGAAATCCTCGGTTAGCTATGGTAAACCTTCTTAATGTTTTGGAGTTATAAACATGGCTTATCCCACAGTAGCCGCTCCGTATGGTTTCAAACCCATTAACCGTCTAGACGGTATGCCCTATGCTGGCGCAACTCGGAAACTTCCGATCGCCAACACTGCCGGCGCCATCTTCTTCGGTGACTTGGTTTCCATCACGGCTGGCGGAACCGTCGCTCAGTTCGCAGGCACCACCACGGGGTCTCCCGCCGGTGTGTTTATGGGCTGTTCTTACACCAACCCCATCACCAAGCAACCCACGTTTGCTCAGTACTGGCCTGCTAACACGTCCATCACGGACGCGCTGGCTATCATCGTTGATGATCCGTACGCAGCTTTCCAGGTTGTCGTGACCAACAGCGGCAGCGTGGTTAACTACGCTTATGCTGATTCCATCGGCTCCAACGTGTCCATCATCACCGGTACGGGTAACACCACCACCGGCGACTCTGGCATGTCCGTTCTGGCTGGTAGCCAAGACACCACCAACACTCTGCCTATCCGTGTGATCGACGTCGTTCCGGCCTCGTCTTACACGACCGGCGGCAACGTGGTGTTCCCGGAGATCATCGTCAAGATCAATCTCCACCAGTACAACAACACCACTGGCGTCTGATAAGGAGTAATACAAAATGGCTATTTCACGCGCACAATTACTGAAAGAGCTGCTCCCTGGTCTGAACGCCCTGTTCGGTCTGGAGTATGCAAAGTACGGCGAAGAGCACAAAGAGATCTACGAAACCGAGACTTCCGAGCGTTCGTTTGAAGAGGAAACCAAACTGTCTGGCTTCTCCGCCGCTCCGGTGAAGAACGAAGGCTCTGCCATTGCTTATGACAATGGCCAGGAAGCTTGGACCGCCCGTTACACCCACGAAACCATTGCCATGGGTTTCTCGCTGACCGAAGAGGCCATCGAGGACAACCTGTACGACAGCCTGTCTGCTCGCTACACCAAGGCCCTGGCCCGTTCGATGGCGTACACCAAGCAAGTCAAGGCAGCCGCTGTTCTGAACAATGGCTTTACCAACGGCTACAACGGTGGCGACGGCGTTCCTCTGTTCTCCAGCGCACACCCGCTGGTGTCTGGTGGTACCAACAGCAACATTCCCAGCACCCCTGCTGACCTGAACGAGACTTCATTAGAAGCCGCCGTTATCCAGATCAGCCTGTGGACTGACGAACGTAGCCTGTTGATCGCTGCCAAGCCCAAGAAGCTGGTTGTTCCCCCGGCGCTGCAGTTCGTTGCCACCCGCCTGCTCGAGACCGAGCTGCGCGTTGGTACCAACGACAACGACATCAACGCCCTGAAGAACAACGGCTCGGTGTCTGAAGGCTACACGATCAACCACTTCTTGACCGACCCGAACGCCTGGTTCCTGACCACGGACGTCCCGAACGGCATGAAGCACTTTGTTCGTACGCCCCTGCAGCAGTCGATGGACGGTGACTTTGACACCGGCAACGTCCGCTACAAGTCCCGCGAGCGTTACAGCTTCGGCTGGTCTGACCCGCTGGGAATGTACGGTTCGCAAGGCGCCTAATAGGTTCTTTGCAACGTACGAGAAAGGGGCCTTGTGCCCCTTTTTCTTTTCCTGTATATTGCACCCAAGCCCGGGGTTTCCGGTGCATCAAACTGACCCGGCAGACGACGTACCGATTGATGCGCTGATCTTGTACGTAAGGACAATTGAAATGGCTCTCTCTACCACCCAAAGCATTTGGCGTTCGGGCGGCGGCGATCAGACTC